TCAGTGCGTGTCGATCACGCGGACGTCGAGGGAGAGGCCGCGCCGCCAGATCTCCACGGTTCGGCGCTCGGTGATGCGGGCGTACACGAGCTTGCCAGGATCGCTCTCGGCCAGGGGCGTTCGGTAGTACCTGACGCCGGTCACCATGTAGACGACAAGGACGAGGATCAAAGCGGCGCGTTCCATGGGGTGCTCCGGTTGTGCAGGGGTGGGCAGGCGGGCCGAGTTGGCTAAGTGCCCCCGACTAGTGAGGGGTCGACGGGAGGTTCGTGGGAGTGCGCAGAGCTTCATCCCGCGCTCGGAAGCCGAAGCTGATAAGGGTGACGCGCTCGCCGGCACCGAGGGGCGTCCGGCCGTGCGGCGTGAGCGCGCCGTCGAACACAACGCAGTCGCCTGCTTCGAGGCCGCATTCGAGGTAGCCGTCGGCGGCGATGAAGACGGTCGTGCTGACCTGGGGCGCCCCGCTGGGGTACTCGTGCCGTAGGCAAAGGATCAGGTTCGCCTCACCGAAGCCCAGCTCGTCCAGGTGGAAGTTGAGGAACTGCCCTTCCTCCGTGTACGCAATGTAAACGGCGGTGTGCGGCTGCTCGACGTCCAGGCCCGTGGACCTGGCCACCACAGAGGCGAGGTCGATCTGTCCGGCGAAGTGCTCCGCCGCCTCGCCAGCAGCCGCGTTCCACTTGCCGTTGTGGAGGTATCCGCTTGAGGCAACTGCCTTCTCGGCCTCCTCCGCCATGGCAGCGATCAGCCCGTCGGGAAGCGACTGATCACGCTGGTGACGTAGGTGGCGTGGGTGCACTCGCTGATGTGCGGTGAGCGCTCGGACTGCGTCGCGCAGGCCGGGGAAGTCCTCCGCCCACCGGGCCGGCACTCGGGCCGAGCTGCGCGACTGGAGCCACGTGGTCCACTTGCTGCTCCAGTCGGCCACCACCCGGCCGGGTGCCGCCTTCGACCTGGCTTGGCTGATCAGCAGCTCGACCCGATCGAGCGCGTCTTGTGTCGACTTGACCAGCTCGCTGTCGTCCTTGGCGGTCCGCAGCCGCAGCGCTTCTCGCAGGTGGGCCTGGGCCCCTGCGAGGTCACCAAGCTCCAGGAGGTGCTTGCCGGTGTGCTGGAGCGCGAAGTCCACGAGTTCCGGATGCTGGTTCCGTGCGGTGTCCAACGCGCTGCGGTAGAGCGCATCCGCCGCCTGCATGTCCCCGGCGTAGCGGTGTGCGTCGCCGAGGTTGAGCCCGGTGGCGACGACGGCACGGCTGTTTCCGATCGCGGCAGCCAGGTCGAGCGACTGCCGCAGGACCGTCCGGGCCTCGTCGTAGTAGCCCAGGCTCAGCTGGCCGATGCCGATCCAGCGGGTCAGGACCCGGGCGCGAGCGGGGTCGGTCCCCTCCGGCAACTTGCGTAGTTCCTCGTGAAGTTCGCCGACCGCAGCGGTCAGCGCGACCCGGTCGGTGGGGACCATCCGCAGGTGATCGTCCTGAGTGATGAGGTGCTGGAGCACTGGACCTTCCCTCGTTCGGTTCTGCTCAGCGGGTACTACAGCTGGTCGGTCTGGTGGCGCAGGTCGGCCAGCAGCTCAACCCCGTGCGGGGAGAACTGGTCACTCAGGAGTTCGAGTTCGCGCGTCAGGTAGCGGACGGCCGGCAGCCCCTCGTCGTAGGCCGTCTGGATGCAGTCACGCTCGTTGGCGGTCAGGTCGTGGCGGTCGAGCTCCGTCTGGCGGAACCGCAGTAGCTGGTTGTACACGCAGGTCGCGTGGAATGCCCTGTCCACCTCCCAGAACTGGTTGCGCGCGCTGCCCTGTCCGGCCCGCCACTTGATCTCGATCTTGGGGGACTTCTGGGACGAGTAGCCGTCGGCGAAGACCTGGTTCTGGATCACGTGGAAGCTGACCGACTGGTGGACAGCTTCGTGCAGCAGGTTCTCTGCCAGGAAGAGAGCGGACGCCTCCGGGCTGACGGTGTTCGGCGGGATGTGGTGCCTGGCCTTCTCGGAGAACACGATGACGTACGGGAGTGCGGGGTCGCTGGAGCTGGTCAACGACGAGCTGCGGACACCGGGCTTGAGGCCGACCCACAGCAGCCCACGGACGAACTCGGCGACGCGGGCGAACCCCTCGGGGTGGACCAGCGACAAGCGGTCCAGGGCCGCAGACAGAGCCGTTCGCCGCTCGTCGGTGTGCTTGACGATCTCGTAGTCCGTCAGGTTGATCTCGTTGGCGATCCCACTGGGAAGCTCGGCGTCAAACCAGTCGAAGCGCGCGCCGGCCACGGTCACGGACTCGGCGCGGAGCGACCGGGCGTGATCCGCGTAAGGAGTACCCGACTTCACCAGGGTCTCCATCAGTGCGAACGGGAGGGCCAAGCTAGCACCCTCCTCCCGGAGCCGGGTCAGCGCCGGGTCCTTACGGTCGAGGTCGAAGAAGGAGCCGGCGGGGACGCGGGTGGCGATCGTGGTCGACACGATGGACTCTCCTTGGTCGAAACGTGCAGATGGGTGGATCAGGGGATGGCGGGCCGACCCAGGGTGCTGCCGAGTCGACCCGCCGTGCCGTCAGCCAGACGGCTTCACTTCGGTGCCGGAGGTCAGACCTCGGTGCTCACCGGGGCGAAGTCGCCGTCCGGGACCGAGTGGTCCAGGCGGCGGGTCAGGGACGCGACGGAGGCCGCCGGGACGAAGTCGCCGTCCGGGACCGAGTGGTCCAGGCGGCGGGTCAGGGACGCGACGGAGGCCGCCGGGGCGGCGGGGGCGTCGATCGAGGACATAGGTTTCCCCTTTCAGGTGAATGTGCCATCGGAAATGCGTGGTGTCATCAAGGAACTTCCCGGGAGATCTGCGCCGGCTCCCTGAATCCGAAAATCAATGTAGCTGGCACCGGAGATCAATTGAAGAGTTTCCCTCGCCTTTCAGGGGAAAACTTTTTCCGCCAGTGTCGCTAGTTTTTCGGCATAGCTATATCCTCTGCTCTGGTGTCAAAGCAGAGGTGGAATGGCAGGCCAGAAGCCCCTGTCTCCTAACGTGCAGAAGCAGGGGCCTCCTCTGGTGGCTCTCCATGGTGCTGCCGGGGCTGGTTGGTGGCGCGGGAGGACCGCGCGCGGTCGGGACGCACCCCCTCACAAGGGGCGGGGCCGGCCGAATTCACCCATTGCCCGCATTGAAAGCAATAGCCAAGATCGCTTTCCGGATCGAAAGCGATAGGGTGCTTGCAAATTGGGCAATCCATGGGCTACCTCATGAGGCGAGGCCGAGGCGCTGGGACTCGGCGCGAATCAGGTCCGTCCACCCTTCGGGGCTCATGGTGACCACCTCGTTGGGGCGCTCGCTGTCTCGGACAGCGACTACGCCGACCACATTAGTGGCCACCTGCGGGCAGTTGTTCACCCTCTTGTCCCGGCATGCGACGGTCGAGAACTCGAACTCCGGTATGGACAAGGTGTTCCTCCTAGCTGCCTTGACGGTATTGGTGCCCCTTATTGACAGGGGTGGTGCCCCGTCCTGGCACGGCAGAGCGGCACGCCCGGTGCCAGGACGGGAGTGGTGGCAGCGCGGTTGCCCGCGCCAGGTCTACGCCGGGCGCTTGTCGAGCGCGGCCCGCAGCGCGGCGAGGCGCTGGGGGCTTCGGGCGCGGGTGATGCAGTCCTCACAGATCAGGTGGCAGGTGCTCCGAGCGTCGCCGGGGGCCTGGAGCGAACTGCCAGCACACACCAGCGTGTCCCGACGACAGACCCAGCAGGTTCCCGCGCGGTAGCCATCGGGCCTGTCCGCGATGAATCCCTCAGCCGGGAGGCGGACGGGTAGCGGCGGCGGGGTGCTCCCTCGTACAGGCAGCGAGGGGCGGCTCACTCCGCAGCCTCCAAGTCCTCCAGCGGGACCATCTGCGGGTAGGGGTCGCTGGAGCCGTCCGGGTTCACCCAGACGTGGTTGGCGAGCTTGCTCGGGGTCTCGGCAACGGTGCCCGTCCATCCGCCGGTGCGGTGCCGGACCGGGTCTCCCTGGATCACACTGTTCACAGTTGCGCCTCTCCATCGGGTCGGGGCGTGCGATGTGGTGGTGCTGGTCGCGGTTCAGGCCGAGAGGCCAGAGCGGGAGGCCGTGCAGTTCGGGCAGGGGCAGGTGGCGCGCACGGCGTCGATCTGGAGCTGCGTGCTCACCGTCGCGGCCTGCCCAGCCGCCTTGGCCGCCCGGTAATCGTCCAGCGGGCTCCAGCCGGGGGGCAGCCGGAGCAGCTCGTACTTGCTCGGGCCGGCCGCGACCTCGCGGTACTCACGTTTCGGGGCGCGTCTCGCCATCGCTCTGTCCTCCTTCGTCACTCGGAGTGGCTGCTTCCAGTGAACGGCCCCAGAGTTGGCGAAACCAGAGCAGAAGGTGAGCACATGTCAGGCATAATCAACGCACTGTCCGGCCTGACCTGGGGCCTCGATCCGAGCGGAGGCAGCCCGTGGCTCCGAGAAGGACACGCTTCGCGGAGCGTCGTAAGGCGCTGGGCTACAGTCAGGAGTCGTTCGCCACTGAGCTGGGAGTGGCGGTCTCCACAGTCACCCGTTGGGAGGCCGGTACGACCGACCCCCAGGGGTACGTGCACCCCAAGATGGCGAAGCTCCTCAGGGTCACCCCTGAAGAGCTGGCGGACCTCCTCGCACCAGAGGTGAATCTCCCTGACCGTTCGGTGGTCTACGCTGCTGCCCCACCCCCTGGTGATACTGACGACATGAAGCGCCGCGATGTACTGAGCCTTCTCGCCGTGACTGGGGCGCTCATCGCCCTACCTGGTACCGGCTCGCCCTCGACACGCTGCGGGGTAGCTGTGGGACTGGCGGAAACCGGGCCGGAATTGAACTCGCATCTCTGGAGGGTTTTCGGCCTCTCGGACTCCAAACAGGCTGTCTACCCGATGGTCCGACACCAACTCGGGCTCCTGGCCAAGGGGCTAGGAGAAGGACAGAGCGATGCCTCTCGCCGGCAGCTCTGTATGCTAGTTGGAGACCTATATCAGCTTGCCGGCGAGATCTTCTTCGACGCCAATCGGTACACCGACGCGGCACATTGCTACACCCTGGCTGCCAGCGCTAGCAAGGAAGCCGGCGCTTTCGACATGTGGGCTTGCGCACTGACGCGGCATGCCTTCGTGGAACTCTACGAGCGGCGTCTCTCCGTGGCGGCTCCGATCCTGGCAGCGGCTTCTCAGGTCGCCGAGCGGGGTGACCGTCAGCTCTCGACTAGGCACTGGGTGGCTGCCGTTCAGGCAGAGGTACACGCAGGTCTTGGTGACCTTGATGCGACCAAGCATGCGCTCGACACCGCAGAGCAGGTCCACGATCTCTCTGGTAAGCCTCACAACGGCGGATGGCTCCGTTTCGACGGCTCCCGCCTCGCAGAGGAACGTGGAACCTGCTACCTCGCACTCGGCCGTCCTGATCTGGCGGAGGAGGCACTAACCGCTGCACTCTCGCAGCAGCTCTCGACTCGCCGTCGGGGAGCGGTGCTTGCGGAGTTGGCAGCCCTCGGTGCCGAGCGTCGTGATCTCGATCAAGCAGGTCACTACACCCGCGCCGCTCTGGCTCTGGCAGATCAGACTGGTTCGGGCTATATCGGCAGAAAGCTGGAAGGCGTCAAGAGTCGTCTCGTTCCGCTCCTGGCCGATAGTCGCGCTTCCGCACTACACCAACAGATCACGGCGCTTGAAAGTGCTGTCTGATGAAGGAGTCACGCATGTCGACTGACGGCCGAATCTTTCGCGAAGCGTGGATCGCGGGAGTGCTCAAGCACTACCCGGGCACACCAAAGGCTGGCTACATCGCTCCGTGGGACGAGACCCCCGAGTGGGAACGCGAGTGTGCCGCCAGTGTGTTCGGCCAAGTCCGCGACTTCGTCAACGTAAGCAGTGGTAACACGTCCAAGCTGACCCGCGAACAGAAGGGCCGTTTCGTAGCAACGTGCTGGATCGCGCAGATCTACAAGCACATTGAGAACCCGAAACCGGGCTACGTCGCTGACTGGGACGACCTGCCGACCTGGCAGCAGGAGACCGATGCAGACATCTTCGAAGTGATCGAGCAGGCGCAATCCTGAGCGCAGTGCCCCAGCCCTGAGCTCTCAGGCTGGTGGGTCGGGGTGGGGCCTGGTGCCATCGGCCGGCGGGGCTCGTGGCGCAGCGGTGGGAGGCGGGCGTGGCGGTGTGCGGGGCCGGGATGGGCTCTGGTTTCCGTTCGCCGATCTCGACTCCGTCCGCGAGCATCTGCCTCACGGCGGCGTCGGCCTGGTGGCGGTACGGGTGGCGGGAGATGAAGTGTCCGTTCTCCCGGATCTCGTACATGTCGGCCGCGAAGTCGGTGGTGTTGAGGGTGACTTCGAGGTGGCGGTCGTGGCCGGAGCCGGTGACGGTCCAGCGGCCGGCACCCACCGCGGACCACGTGAGGTCGATGTCTGCCCCAGCGCGGACCCGCTCGGCACGCTCGCGCTCGGCCTGCTCGTCCGCGAGGCGCTGCCGCTTGGCCGCCAGCTCGGCCTGGTGCCGCTGCTCGGCCTCCTCGCGGCGGCGCAGGAACTCGGTCCGACTCTGGGTAGCCTGGCGTTCCAGCTCGACGGCGCGCTGGCGGGCAGCCTCGCGGCGGCGGGCGGCCTCCTGGCCGCCGGGCAGCGGGGGCAGGGCTTCGGGCTCGTGGCGGGCGGGCCAGGGCTCGGCGAGGTCGGCGCGGTGGTGCCACCAGATGGCGAGCATGGCGCGGCCGTCGGCGGTGGCAACGACGTCGCCGTCCGCCTGTTCCAAGAGGAACCCGGCGGCGATGGCCAGTTCCACCACCTTGCGGCGCATGCGGCGGCCCTTGGCCCCGAAGCGGGCCCCGGCGGGGATGAAGCGGTAGCCGGTGCCGGCGCGCCACACCACGGCGTCGGGGTCCTCGCCGCTGGCCGCTGCGACGAGGGTGTAGAGGCGGGTGGTCCACCCGGACTTCTCGCGGGTCTCGGCGTGGCGCGCGGAGGCGAGGAAGCGGCGGATCTCGCCTTCGTGGTCGTCGGCGTGGAGGCGGGCGGCGTGCTGGGCGTCGTCCTCGTGGTGGTGGCGGTCGCCGATCTCGGCGGGGTACCCGGTGTAGGGGTCGCCGCAGGTGAGGCACCAGACGGTCCACCAGCGGCCCCGGGGGTGGGTGTGGGCGCTGACCGCGACGGGGCAGGGGTTGCGCAGCCCCCACTCCAGGACGGTCCCGGCGCAGGGTACCCACAGGGCGCGGTCGGGGGTGGTGGGCACTGGTGTCTCTCCTGTGGGTGGTGCGGGAGTGGTTGCTCAGGGTGAGTGGGCTGGTTACTCGGCGTAGGGGCCTATGTCATAATGTCTTTTTTATTGACATTTATAAAAAACATAGAGACATAGGCTCTGATGGTGGGTTCAACCCGATTCGGGTTCCGGCACTCGGCACTTCGACACGGCCGGGGTGGGGCCTGGTGCCAGGGCGTGCTTCAGGCGGCGGGGATGTAGCGCAGGCGGCCGGCGTCGTCGTGGGTGAGGTAGGGGCGCATGATCTCGGGGATGGGCATGGTGTCGGGCTCGCCCCGGAGGGCCGCGCCCCACTCGGCCATGAAGGCTTGGCCGATGTACTCGGTGTAGGCCGGCGGAATCGCCTCGGTCAGTTCCTCGTGCACGTCGGTCCAGTGAATGCCCATGGCGGCCTGCATCTCGGTGACGGTCCCTTTGCCCCCGCCCTTGCCGTAGGCGGCTATGTACGGGCCGTCCCGCCAGACTCCGTGGCGTATCCCCCGGACGGGGCCCCGGTGCTTGGGGTGGGGCATCTGCTTCGGCTCGTTGCCCCACCACTCGATCTCGAAGTAGCGGTGGCGGATGACCCCGAGTCCGAAGCTCTCCCCGCACAGGCTGAGGTCCCGTCGGATGCTGGAGCCGGGAACGTTCTCGATCACCCACGGCACCCCGTACCAGCGGCACAGCTCGCGCATCTCAGGGATCAGGTCGACGTACGTGCGGCGGCCCTTGTTGGTGCCCTTGGTCAGGGTGCAACTGGCCTGGCACGGCGGGGAGGCGTGGACCAGGTCGAAGTCCTGGCACTGCTCCCTCATCGCGTCGAGCGCGTCGCCTTCGATGAACGCGAACGGGTAGTTCGGCCGGGGCACGATGTCCACGCCGACCACGTCGAAGCCAGCGCGCGAGTAGCCCATGCCCGCGCCCCCGGCGCAGCAGAAGAGGTCGAGGACGCGGGGGCGGCGGCCGGTGGTGCGGGGCGTCAAGGCGTGGTTCTCCTGCGGGTGGTGCGGTGGGCGGGGGTGGGGACTGGTGCCAGCTGGGGCCGGTCAGCTCGCTCCGACGGCTTCGAGCCACTGGCTGGCGTCCATCCCGTCGAGGGTCGGGCAGCCGTCGCGGAAGCGGACGTCGCGGGGCTCCAGTTCCAGGCCGAGCATCCGCGCGACGTGCAGGCACTCACGGACGACGAGCCCCCCGGTAGGCGGCTTCCGCTCGGGCCTGGGCTTCGTCTCCGAAGTAGCGGCGGGGGCTGTCCCCGGTGAGCATCCGGCCGCACGCTCCGTACGGCTGCCGCTCGACGGTCCAGGTGCCCTTGGCGTCGGGGGACAGGATGAAGCTGACGGCCATGGGGGGCTGCCCGGGGCGGGTTTGCGGGCAGGTGAGTGTGTAGCGGGTGGCGGGCATTGATGTCTCCGAGGGTGGGGTCTGGTGCCAGCGCTGGTGGTCGGCCGCCGGCGAGAGGCGGGGCCTGGTGCCTACGCGGCCTTCGCGGGTGCGGCGGCCGGCAGCGAGGCGGTCAGGGCGAGCAGCACGGCCTCGGCCATGTCGGGGGTCAGGTGGGAGCACGTGATCTCGATGCCGCTGAAGCGGGCGCGGCTGACCTTGACCTCGGCGTGCGGCGACGTCCAGGAGGTCCCGGGGCCCTGGTTCCAGCGCAGGGTGCGGGTGGTGTCCTCGCCGTTGCGCCGGTTGTACTCGCCGGGCGGCTGGCCGGTGGTGAGCGGCAGGGCCTTCAACCGGCGGGCCACGGTGGTCACCTCGTGGACGTCGGTGAGGTGCTGGTGCTGCCTGCGGCTCATCTCGGCTACTGCCGCGTTGAGGACGGGCAGCAGTCGCCGCTGGACGTCCTGGGCGACCTGGGCCGGGGTCTTGGCCCCGGTGACGGTGATGTCCCCGGCTTCGATGTCGTTGCGGTAGTAGTAGGTGCTGGCGTCGGGGAGGACGCCGTGCACCCGCCAGCGATCGTGACTGCGGAAGTGCTGTTGGATCAGCACCCGGGCCTGGTCTTCGGTGCGGATCAGTTCGACGGCCGGGGTCCAGTCGGGTATCCGGCGCGGTTCGACGGTCCACTCGTCGGTGCCCAGGGCCTGGGCGAGCCCTTCCGCGAGGGACAGCAGGGCGGTGCGAAGGGTGGTCATCTTGCAGTCGGGGGTGGGCACTGGTGTCTCCTGCGCGGTGCTCGGGGGGTGGGGCCTGGGGTCTGGCCGGGCCTCGGCACGGTCCGGAGGGTGGTCCGGGCCGCACCGGGGCGGGTCAGGCCGCGAGTTCGGTGCTGCGGATGAGCAGGCCGGGCAGGCAGTCCTGGAGCAACGCGGGGATCATCTCGGTGTCGCGGTCGCGCATCCACGGGTGGCCGGGGGCTGTGGCGATGGCGAACGGCTCGCCGCCGTCGGCGGGGATGACCACGCGGAACCGGGCGCGTACGACTTCCGGGCGCACGGGCGGGCAGACGAGGTCGAGCACGCTGGGGTGGGTGTCGCTGACGACGCCGTAGCGCACGGTGCCGTCGGACTCGGTCCAGCGCTGCCACCCGGCTCCCGCGCTTCGCTTGCTGCTGGGCTTGGTGGCGAGTCGGGGCCCGGGGCCGATCTTCACGGCGCGGCCGGGGCTGCTGACGGTCGGCAGGTCCAGCGCGGTCTGTACGGCCTTGGTGTGCTTGTTCTGAGCGCCGCGACCGGCTGGGGTGGTGACGGTGACGGTCTCGTGTCCGTCCTCGCCGGGCAGTCGGAGCGTGGTGGTCAGGGCGGCGGGGGTGGGCACTGGTGTCTCCTGCGGGCGGTGCTGGGCGGGGGTGGGGCCTGGTGTCAGCGGCGGGTGGTCACGCGGCGAGGGCGTGCGCGGTGACCAGCTCGGCGTCGCGGACTTCCGGCTCGTGGCCGTGGCTGTAGCCGTCTTCGCGGGCGTCGCTGTCGAAGATGTCCAGCGCTTCGGCCTCGGCCTGGTCGGGCGTGTCGGCTTCGACCTCGTACTCGTAGGTCTCGGTGAAGTCGATGCGGACGGTGTAGCGGGGCACTGCGGTCTCCTGCGGGTGGCGCGAGTCGGGGCGGGTGCCGGCCGAAGGGCCGCCCTTCGGCCGGCCGGGGGTGGGGCCTGGTGTCAGCGGCCCTCGTAGGAGATCCACCAGTCGGTGTGGCCGGTCTCGTAGGCGAACCACTCGCCGTCGTCGCCGCTCAGGTCGACCGCTTCGGCCCAGGCCCGGTAGCCGTCCCGGCTGAGCCGCCAGCCGCGCATCCGGCTCGCGTCTTCGGCCCCCTTGCCGTAGGCCCGGCTGTCCGGGGTCCACTCGGGCAGGTCGTCAGGGTCACTGACCCACGCGGCTTGGACGACCGGCAACCACACCACCCGCACCACGCGGCCGGGGCGAGGCCATTCGACGGTGACGGCTCCGCCGGGGCCGGGGGTCAGGGTCGCGCCGTGGTGGGTGGCGTGGCGCGCGAGCCGCTGGGCCAGGGTGTCCGGCGGGGTGGACGGCGAATCGTCGGCGGTGGCGTACGCCTTCACGCCGTGAGTGCTGGCGTGCTCGCGGAGCTGGGCCGCAAGTGCGTCGTACTGGTCGCGGGTGTTCATCAGTGCTCTGTTCTCTGGGGAGGGGGTGGCCTGGTGCCAGCCGCCCGGGGTGGGGCCTGGTGTCCCCCCGGGCGGGGCGGCTCAGTCGAGCCGGAGGCGGTCACCGAGCGGGATGCCGCCGACGCGCCGCCCGACGGGGTGGGCCCTGGTGTACTCGGCGCGGGCGGCTTGTCCGGCCCGGGTGACGCGCCAGTACCCGGCCAGGGCCCCGGAGGTGAGGTATCCGGCCGCTGCGAGCCGGGCCGTCTCGGTGCCGTCGGGGTCGGCGACGTCGGCCCCGATCCGGTCGCAGAACGACCAGTGCGAGAGAAGCGCGAAGTCCTGGGCGCTGATCACCGGCGGCCCTCCATTTCGCGGATCAGCGCTTCGAGTTCGGCGGTGAGGTCGAGCAGCAGGTCCCGGCTGTCGTACGCCCGGGAGTCGTCCATCTCGTCGTAGTCGCCCATGTAGCGGTCTTCGGCGGGCTGGTCGGGGTGGTCGGGGTCGTACGTCGGGATGTTCTCGCGGAAGGTGGCTTCCCAGTCGCGTTCGTGGCGGCGGACGCGGTCAACGAGGGTCTGGAGATGTGCGGCGGACATGACGCTGTTCCTTGCGTGGGGGTAGGGGTGGGGCCTGGTGTCAGCGGGCGCGGGGGCGGTCACCGCCGCCACTCCAGCTCGTCCAGGTTCGGGCTGTAGCCGACCAACCGGACGTTGACGTAGCTCCGGGCGGAGTCAACGGCTCCCATGGCGTCGCGGGGGTGCGGGTAGCTCCGGCAGTACCGGCGGCCGTTGTCCGTGTCCTCCCACGCGACCACGTACGCCCCGCCGTTGGCCGTGTCGGTCACCAGCGCGACCGGTTCGCCGTCCTGCCACGCAACCAGGGCGTAGGGGGTGGTGGTGAGGTCCCGGGCCAGGGTGTAGACCACGGCGGCGCGGCCGGTGCCCTCCAGTTCCTCCAGGACGTCCCACGCGGCACCGCGTGCGGCGGGGTGAACGGTGTTGCGGCCGGACCTCATGAACCCGGCCCAGTCTCCGGCGGGCTCCAACAGGTCAAGGGCGTAGGTGATGGTGGGCATGGCGCTGTTCCTTGCGTTCGGGGTGAGGGGGTGGGGCCTGGTGCCAGAGCGGCCACGGCAGGGGCCGGAGAGTCCGGCCGCCACCGAGGCGGCTCAGACCTCCAAGCCGGAGAGCGCGTTGTCCCACGGCTCCATGGCGTCGGTGATCAGCCGGTCCAGGTGGTCCCCGGCGTCCCGGCCGCAGTCCTTGCAACTGACGGTGGCTGCTTCAACGCCGACGCCGTGGGCGTAGAGGCCCGGGGTACCGTCGGCGCGGCGGTAGACCTCGAACCACAGGGGCGCTGCCGCTTCCAGCACTCCGCCGCAGTCTTCACAGCCGAACTCGTCTGCGCTGGCTGCAACTTCGTGGTCCGGCAGGTCCGCGACGATCGCGGCGAACTGCTCGGCGGTCTCGGCGGGGGTGGGCTTGGGGGCGTTCTCGGGCATGGCTGTGCCTCCGTGGTCGCGGTTGGGGTGAGGGGGTGGGGCCTGGTGTCTGTGCACCCATGGCGGGGGCCCGGCGGGGGCGCTGGGCCCTCACCAAAGGGGCACAGCTCAGACGGAGCGGAAGACGTGCCCGCTGCTGGTGTGGAAGTAGTCGCACTGCCACGCGATCATGTCGAGTTGGGGAGTCCATCCCCGGCAGCTCTCGAACGCCGCGCGGTACTCGTCGTCCGTCTCCATGAGCTGGTCATGGGCGAAGTCCTCCAGGCTGTCCCACTCGCCCGCGTAGGCGTCTTCGAAGGACTCGACGGCATACTCGGCGCTGCCCACGTACGCGGCGTAGTCGGTGAGGGCTTCCAACTCGGCGACGATTCCGGCGTCTTCGGCAAGCTCGGTCAGGTACTCGGCGGTGCGGCTCACGGTGGGGTCTCTCTCGGGTAGGTGCAGGGGGCGGGTGGGGCCTGGTGTCAGACGGTGTGTGGGTCGGCGAACAGCTCATCCAGCAGGAGGTCTAGGCCGGTCTCCCCTTCGGCGCGCATGTCGCGGAAGGCGTCGAACATCGCGTGCACGTCGTCCGGGTGGTCCATGCCGAGCTTGGCCAGGTTGGGCCAGTAGCCGGACAGGCGGATCATGTCGGCGCGGGTCATGGTGGTGCTTCCGTTCTGTGGTGCGGGAGTTGGAGGGGGGTGGGGCCTGGTGCCTACGCGGCCCGGCCGTACACGGCGCGGTAGCCCTGCGCGGAGCCCCGGACGATGGCGCGCACGTCTTCGCGGTACGCGGCCCCCTGCTTGGCGGCGTAGCCGTCCAGGTACGGCGTCAGGACGGCCGTCAGCGGTTCGCCGTGCTCGTACACGGTCCGGGCCTGCCACGGCTGCCCGCCGGGGATCGGGACCACCGACGTCTCAACCGGGCGCGACTCTTCGAGTGCGCATTCACGGCACAGCGGCTCACCGCGCCGGGAGTCCATCGGGGTCAACCACTCCTCACAGTCGGAGCAGGCCACGTACCCCATGCCGGACAGGGCCTCTTCCACCATGTCCATCGTGATGCAGCCGAGTTGGGGGAAGTCGAGCGCGCTCAGCACGTCCTCACCGCCGACCCCGTCCGGCAGGGTGAGGGGTGAGCCTTCGATCTCTTCGATCATGGCGGCGTGCTCGCGCTCGCTGTGGTCTTCCTCGTCCAAGATCGGGTATCCGTGCAGCGCGCCCGTGATGCGCTCGGCCACCGCCACGGCGCTCGGGTTGTCCGCGTCGTACATGAGCCACCCCGTGTCGTCCCACGCGCCGCCGATCGGCCCGCACTCCTCCGTGAACATCCGCTTAGCCGCTTCGTAGTTGGACGCTGCGAGCACCTGTTCCGCCTCGGTGGCGTACCAGTGGTCCCCGTCCTCCAGGAACCCCGAGACGTCCATCACTAGGGCTATCCGGGCCCAGTCGTGGGCGGCGCACTCGCTGATGAGGTTCTGTGCGGTGTCGTACCGCGCGCCGAACTTGTCTACGGCGTCGGCGAGTTCGGGGGCGAGCATGGCGTTCATGGTGCGTTCCTTGCAGTGGTGCGGGAGGTGGTCAGCGGGTGGTGGTGAGCCACTTACAGGCGTAGGCGCTGCCCTGGTCGCAGGCGTCGGCCATGCCGTCGGTCCACCCGTCGTTGAACGCTTGGACCTGGACAGATTCGGGCGTGGCCGGTTGAGCGGTCGTGTGGCCGACCAGCCACCCGCCGAACGCGGTTGCGGCGGACAGGGTGAGCGCGGCCAGGGCGACGCGGATTCGCATCGGGGTGTCTCCGGGAGTGAGGTGGGGCGGTCAGCGGCGGCGGTTGCGGCGGCGGGTGGGGATCTCGGCGCGGTCGCGGTCGTAGGCGTTGACCGGGGCGGGAGCGTCGGCCACGGGTTCCGGTTCGTCGGCCTGCGCCGGGCCCTGTACGGCCCGCTTGACCAGGGCGGGCACCTGCCGGACTCCGTGGGCGAGAAGGCCGGTCAGCAGGGCCGCCGCGAGCCCCCCGCCCCAGTTGTGGGTCTGCCAGGGCGACCCAGCGAGCAGCATGGCCAGCCCCAGGGCGGCGGGGGTGACGTGGTTACGCATCGTGATCTCGTTTCGGTCGGTCCGTCGCTTGCAGGACCAACACTGCGGGTCGAGATGCGCCCGAGTCAAACGCATTTTGCGTGATGCCCATCACATGCTGATTGGGCGCTCAATCTCGCGAGATCGGAAGACGCGCGCGTACGCGAAGCAGCGCGAAAGCGCTTGCTGCACAAGGGGTTTGGCGGGCTCGGTCGCGGCCGTTTGGCGCGCGTCGCGGGGTGCCCGGGGGGTGCCTCCCGCGCGCGTTCCTTTATTGCCCGGAGCGTCATAGCAGCCGAGATCCGATACGAACGCCGGCCGACCCCTTCTTCCGGATCAATAACGCAACGTGACCAGCAGATATGCACTCATCGCCACGCACTGATTGCGGAGGGTGAGGCCGCGGGTGTCGGCGGTGTTAACCGGGCGGCCTAAATACATGTGGAGGCGGCTCGCGCGCGTGCGCGCACCCGTTGCTGCGGCACCCCGGCCGGCCTCCCGATCGCCCCGCCAGGGCAACGCTCCCCGACTGGCCCTCTCTCCCCGGTCGTGGTCGAGCACCTGGCGGGGCCCAGCGTTCAAGGAGGCTGCCGTGTCGGCGAGTTCGCGCCGGACAGTCCCACTTCCCCCGCACTGGGCCCGCCTTCGCCGGGCGGTGATGAACCGCGACGCCTGGCGCTGCCAGCACGTCCGCTACGACACGGGCGAGCTGTGCGGCGAACCCGCCCGCCACTGCGACCACATCGTCCCGGCCTCCGAAGGCGGCTCCGACGACCCCGCCAACCTCCGAGCCCTATGCGACTGGCACGTCCTTCGCAAGGACGCGGCCGACGCCGGCCGAGCCCGCCGACGGGCCGCCGCCCAGCGCTGGCAGCCAGCCCGAACCCGCCGACCGCACCCCGGGGAGGTCCGTTGAACGTCGATCCGACCGAGAAGAACCCGACGATGATCCGCACCGCGCTCATCGAGCTGTACGAGACCGAACTCGACCTTGAGCCGACCGACCTCGCGCTGATCGACATCGCCGCACCGATGCTCGCCCGCGCCGCCCAGCTCGACGCCGTGGTGAAGCGCGAGGGCCAGATGATCCCCGGCGGCAACCGCGCCGGCATGTTCGTCCTCCACCCCGGCATCGCGCAGGCCCAGACCAACCGGGCCAGCGCAGCCAGCTACCTCGCCAAGATCCGCGGTGAGGGCGAGGGCGCCAAGCGCGGCCACAACGCCCGCGACGCCATTGCCGCCCGCTGGGGCAACCGAGTCTGAGAAGGGGGCCGCCGTGGCGCGCCGCAAGACCCGGGCCGCCGGGCCCTCAGACGAGTCCCTGCGCATCGCCCGGACGATCGTCTACTACGAAGCGTGTCTTGACCGCGAGGTCCCGCACGCCGTCGCCCGCGAACTGTGGGCCCACGACATGAACTTGCCCTTCGCAGCCGGTGCGCACGTCTCCGTGGACGCTGCCCGGCTGCTGGAGGAGCGCGCCCGCCGGGAAGCCAGCAGCTGATCAGCCGCGCGGTGGGCTCCCCGCTTGGGGGAGCCCACCAGGATTCCCGCACTGCGGGGGATGAGGCCCGACCGACATCCGGCCGCCTTCGCGTGCTGGTGATCCCCGCCATGCGGGCTACCGACCCGTGATGCTACTGGACTCGGAGGTGGCGCGCTGCTCACCTACGAGCCGGTCCGCACCATCGCGGACACCGTCCCCGACCGCAACAGAACGCTCGCGGGCGAACTGCTGCGCTGGAGCGCCCACGCATTCCGGCCGGACTGGAAGTACACCCCGGAGCAGTGCCGCATCCTCGCGCGCTGGTACGAGCTGCGCGACGACGCCGTGCCCGAGGACCCGAACGACCCCGAGACCTGGGGCCGGGCCTTCCGCTACGAGTCCGGCACCCTGCGCCGCCTCAAGGGCTGGGGCAAGGACCCCGCCATGGCCTCGGTCTGCGCGCTGGAGTTCGTCGGCCCGTGCCGCCTGGTTGGCTTCCGTGCCGACGGCTCGCCGATCGGCGGCCCACCGGCGGAGAGCTGGGTGCAGATCTTCGCGACGGCCGCCGGCCAGAACGTCAACACGATGTCGGCTTTCTCCACGATCTTCAGCCAGGCCGCCGTCGACCGGTACGCGATCAAGCTCGGCCAGGAGGTCTGCTACGCCTCGCAGACCGACACCGACGGAAGGCAGTGCCGCCTGGAGGCGAAGGCCAGTTCCTTCCGCGCTGCGGAGGGCGGGCGCCCATCGTTTTCACTGCTCAACGAGACGTGGCACTGGGTGGCCGCCACCGGAGGCCCACGCCTCGCAGCCACCATCCGACCCAACGCCACCAAGGTCGGCGGGCGGACGATGGAGATCACCAACGCCCCGGTCATCGGCGAAGAGTCGGTCGCCGAAGGCACCTGGTACGCCTGGGAGAAGCAGCGCGACGGCGTGAACAGGGACGCCGGTATCTACTACGACTCGGTGGAGGCCCCGCCCGGGGTCGATCTCGCCGACGAGCAGCAGCTCCGCGCCGCGATCCTGTGCGCCCGGGGTGACTCGGTGTGGATCAACCCGGACCGCGTGATGAAGGACATCTGGTCCGCATCCACGTCCGAGGACGAGTCCCGCCGCAAGTACCTCAACCAGCTCTCCAGCCACGATGACGCGCTGGTGGAGCGCGACACCTGGGACCTGGCCACGGTCGAGCCCGCCGACGGCATCAAGCCGGGCGAGCGGATCGTGCTCGCCTTCGACGGCGGCAAGACCGACGACTCAACCGGCCTGCTGGCCATGCGCGTTCGGGACAAGCTGGTCCAGAAGCTCGCGCTGTGGGAGAAGCCCGACGGCCCGGCCGGCAAGCACTGGGAAGTGGACGGCCAGGAGGTCAACGATATGGTCGGCCACGTCTTCCAGAAGTACACCGTCGTGGCGTTCTTCGCCGACGTCGCCGGGTGGGAGTCCTACGTCGCCGACTGGTCGGAGAAGTACGGCAAGCACCTGCTGATCAAGGCGTCCGGCAAGTCCTCGGTGGGGTTCGACATGCGCGCCAACCAGCGCGAGATCACCACCGAGCACATGGCGCTGGTCGGGGCGATCGAGACGGTGGCCCTGCCGCACGTGCGGGACTACTCGCTCACCCGCCACGCCCTCAACGCCCGCAAGCGCCCGAACCAGTACGGCTTCTCCTTCGGCAAGGAGAGCCGCGAGTCGAAGCTGAAGGTGGACCTCTACGCCGCCATGGTGCTGGCCTGGATCGCCCACCGCCGCCTGACCGAGAGCGGCAAGCTCAAGCCCCCGAAGCAGCCCGGAACGCTACAGACCCGAGGAGGGTTCTGATGTCCCTCCCCGTCGTGATCAAGCGTGCCCGCCACGCGAAGTCGCTGATCGACCGCGATTACGACCGGCTCAACCTGGTCGATCGGTACGCCCGTGGCCTGCACCGCGCCCCGTGGATGCCGGCCAAGGCGAACGCCGAGTTCAAGGACCTGGTGAAGCGCTCGATCGTGAACGTCTCCGGCCTGGCGGTGGAGGCCCCGCTGAACGCCCTGCGGGTGCAGGGCTTCCGCAAGCCGGGCAGCGGTGAGAACGCCTACGAGTGGCGGTACTGGCAGAAGAACCGGCTGGACGAGCGGCAGAACGCCGTCCACCGCGCCGCCCTCACCTCGGGGGCCGCGTACGTCGTCGTCACCCCGGACCCGCGCAAGGGCCGCAAGGAGCCGGTGATCCGCGCCTACGACGCGATCAACACCGTTGCCGTCTACGCCGATCCGGCGTGGGACGAGCACCCGGTGTACGCGCTGCACGTGCCCGAGCAGCAGCCCGACGAGGACCGCACGCTCGCGTACCTGTGGGACGACGTGGCGAAGTACACCGTCGATCTGGACGCCGAACCGGACTCGGCGGTGCTCACCTCGGAGCCGCACGGCATGAACGTCTGCCCGGTGGTGCGGTTCTCCCCGGCGGTGGACCTTCGGGGCCGCACCCGGGGCCTGGTGGAACCGCTGATCACCCCGCAGGACCGGCTCAACCAGCACTCGCTGTCGCTGCTGCTGACCGAGCACTGGGGCGCCCACGCGATCCGCTTCGCCACCGGCCTCGCCCCGAGCGAGCGCCTGGACCCGGAGACCGGCGATCCGCTGCGCGACCCGGAGACCGGCGAACCGGTCTACGACGTGCCCTCGCTGGACCCGTCCACCCTCCTGATGGCGCCCAACAGCGACGCGAAGTTCGGGCAGCTCCCGGCGATGCCCACCTCGGATCTGCTGGCCTCCCGCCGCCAGACCATCGAAGAGATGATGGGCCTGGCCGACGTGCCGCCGCACTACCTCGCCGGGTCGAACCTGGTGAACCTGAGCGCGGACGCGCTGGCCGCAGCCGAGACCTCGTTCAAGCGGTTCCTGTCCACGCTCCAGGACTCGCTGGGCGAGTCGTGGGAGTCGGTGTTCCGGCTGTGCGCCGTCGCGGCCGGCCGGGGCGAGATCGAGCAGGACGAAAGCCAGGTCGAGTGGGCCGAGAAGGCAACGCGCTCGCTGGCCCAGGCCGCCGACGCGATGGTCAAGCTCATGCAGCAGGGCGTCCCGCTCAGCGTCGCTCTGCGCAAGGTGCCGGGCTTCAGCCAGGCCGACATTGACGAGGCGGTGAAGGCCGCCGAGGAGGCCGCCCGCAAGGCGGAGGCCGCCGAGGCCGAGGCACTGAAGCAGCAGAAGGAGGCGAGCAGTGGCGTGGACTCCCAGAACCGCCGAGATCCTGCGGGCGGTGGCCGCGTACCAGCTCGCGCAGGAAGCGCTGGCCGGTGAGTTCGCCGCCCGCTGGGCCGAGGTGCTGGCCGCCGTCGAGGCCCGCCAGGTCGCCGCGTCGCTGACCGAGCTGGAAGCCGAGTGGTCGGCGGCGATCCGCGAATCCGCGGCGGCCTCCCACGCGCTGTCGGCCGCCTTCTACCGGCTGGTCCGGGCGCTGGAGACCGGCCGCGTGATCGGCGGCCCCGGCTACCGCCCGAACTCCTCGCTCGGCTCCCTGTGGGCCGACTTCAACCAGGCCACCGGCAAGCGGACCGGCTCCGGCCCGCGCGAGGTGCTGCCCGTGGACACCCGCAACCCCTTCCCCGCCGCCGACCTGGCGCGCGAAGCCCGCAGGGTTGAAGAAACGTTCCGCCAGGAGGTCACCGCCCGTGTCGAGAAGCACGAGCGCGAACGCGCCGGCCGCCAGGGCTCGGCCGCACTGGACGACCCGGAGCTGATCGCCTGGGAGCGCGAGTTCCTGGACTCGCTGAAGACCGGCAGCACCGGAGCGGGCGGGATGCTCGTCCAGGACGCCGGCCGGACCATGATCCACACCGCCCTGCAGGACGACCCCGGGGCGATCGGCTACTACCGCAAGACCGACAGCTCGCCCTGCTACTTCTGCGCGCTCATGGCCGCCCGAGGCGCGGTCTACAAGTCCAAGCGCACGGCCGCGTTCGGCGCTCACCCGCACTGCCACTGCCAGGCCGTCCCGATCTTCTCCCGCCGCTACCGCCTGCCGGCCGAGAACGAGATGTTCGCCCGGATGTGGCGCGAGTTCGGGGGCGGCTCGCTGGCCGACTGGCGCACCCACTACACCAAGACCTAGGAGAGACGTGCCCGAGACCCTCACGCCCGAGACGCCGACCCCGGCCGAGGCGATCCCCGGCGGCGTGGTGAACCCGGCCACCCCGCCCGCAGCTCCCGTTCCGGTTGAGCTGACGGATGCTCAGGAAAACTCGAGCGAGCCGATCGTCCCGAAGCCGGGGGAGCCGGACTACAAGGCGCTGTACGAGAAGATGCAGGCCGACCTGGACACCGCCCGCGAGCGCGGCCAGGAGGCCGGCGTCGAGGCGGACGAGCTGCGCGCCCAGGTCGCCCAGCTCCAGGAGCAGGCCCTTCGGGACCGGATCGCCGCCGAGTACGCCCTGCCGCCGGTCCTCGCCGCCCTGGTCCAGGGCTCCGACGAGGCTGCCGTCCGCGAGCATGCCGAGCAGCTGGCCGCCGTCGCCGCCCCCAAGCCGCTGCTGGGCGCGGGCGGCCTGACCCCGCACTCCGAGCCCGACCCGTACAAGGGCCTGGCCGAGAAGCTGCGCCTGCGCCGCTTCGGTATCTGACCTTCCCCATCCGCACATGAGGCCGCCCTGTCCCGGGGCGGCCTTCCGTCTTCCCGAGGAACAGCGCCATCTCTCTCAACCCCGCACGTGCCAACGCTTTCCAGAACCCGGACAAGCTGGTCCTTCAGGCCATCGCCAACCTGAAGGACACCGTCCTGCTGGCCCACAAGTTCGACCGCCGGGCCGCCGAGGAGTTCGTCAACGCCACCGGCCAGGTCATCAACATCCGCCGCCCCGCCCGTCTGAAGGGCGCTGAGGAGCGGATCGACGCCAAGCGCAAGTTCGCCGACCCGACCACGTGGATTCAGTCGGAGAACCTGAACGAGGGTCTGTTGACGGTCAAGCTCGACACCCACGCCTACTCCGCGGTGGACCTCTCCGACGCGGAGCTGTCCCTTGACCTCCTGTCCTTCGGCGAGCAGGTCATGGTCCCGCAGGTGGACTCCATCACCGAGCGCCTTGAGGACAAGGTCGCCAGCGCGATGAACGAGTTCCCCGACGTCGCCGCCACCGCGAAGATCCCGGTGGACCTGACCAAGGCCACCAGCGACGAGCAGGCCGGCCAGATGATCCGCAAGAGCCTGGCGCGCCTGCGCGTGCAGCTCAACAAGGAGAACATCCCCGCCGAGGGCCGCACCGCCGTGGTCGGCTCCGAGGCCGCGTACTACCTGCTGAACGACCCGAACATCACCAAGGCCAACGAGTCCGCCAACAACGGCGCGGCCCTGCGCCAGGCGACCATCGGCAACCTGTACGGCTTCGACATCGTGGAGTCCACGAACGACGTCCTCGCCCCACTCGGCGTCTACGCCTTCCACCGCTCCGCGATCCAGCTCGTCTCGGGCGCGCCGTCGGTCCCGGAGTCCGCCAAGGGCGGCCGGCAGACGGCCGACGGCTTCGCGCTGCGCTGGATCAAGGACTACAACAGCGGCGCGGCCATGGAGCGCTCGTTCCTCAGCTCGTACTGGGGCGCGACCCTGGTCACCGACCTGAAGAAGAACGAGACCAACTGGCAGGACCCGAAGAACCTGGTCAAGGTCCGGGGCATCCGCGTCACCTTCACCGGCGAGCCGACCGCCACCGCCACGAAGTAAGGGGTGAGCGTGGCGCTGGACGTCGCCGACCTCTTCAAACGCCTGGGCAAGCCCGCTCCCCCCACCGGCACCCCGGACTGGGAGCGAGCCAACGCCGCGCTCGAAGACGCCTTCTGGGTGATCGCCGCGCAGGGCCACCCCGCCTGGACCCCGCAGCGCCACCCGGCCGTGATCCGCTCGCTGGCTCTGGCCGTGGCGGACCGCCGCTTCCGCAACCCCGAGGGGTACGTGCAGGAGCAGGCCGGAGAGGTCTCCTACCGGATGCCGGACGGCTCCCCGATGGGCCTTGCCCTCACCCGGGGCGAGCAGGCCCTGATCGAGCGGGTGGCAGGCCGCGGTGGCCTCAAGTCCGTCCAGGGCCGTCGCTCTGCCGTCTCGCGCGGGCTGCGCACCGGATACCCGTTCCCGGACCCCGAGGACTCCTGGGGGCTGGTGTGAGCCTGCTGGAGCGCGGGCGCACCCGCGTGAGCGTCCACACGGTCCGCTACGTCGATGACGGCTACGGCGACCGTCGGCCGGCACCCGGGCCGAGCGCCACCTACGCGGCGTGGGTCCAGCCGGTTGGCGACGCCGCAGGCTGGCGGGCCCCGGTCGGCGCGCAGGTCGGCTGGTCCCCGCCGATCCGCCGCAAGATCGTGTTCCCTGCGGACGCGGTGATCGACAAGTGGTCCGCCGTCACGTTCGAGGACGAGGGCGACCCCGGCACCCGCTGGGCCGTGGTCGACCCGCCCCGCGCCCACCACGGCGCTTCCGACCGGATGAGGTTCGTGACCGTGATCGTGGAGGGCGGTGGCCAAAGTGGCGGAGACCCGTCCTGACCTGGACGCCGTGATCGCCGCCCTTCCCGGCGTGATGGGCGCCCTCAAGCTGGAGGCCGAGGAGCGCAAGGCCCGCGTCACCGCGAAGGCCGCGCTGCACATCGACACCGGCCAGTTCATCGCCGGACTGAAGATCAAGCGGCACGCCAAGGGCTACGCCATCGTCAACGAGGACCCCTTGGCGGCTCACAAGAACTGGGGCGGCTTCAACCACCGCGCCCACCGCGAGGTGGACGGCATCCACGCGATGGAGGCCGCCCTGTGGTGAGCGGCGAGCCGTACCTGATGCCCGACTCCGAGCGCATCGTCCTGGACGCCCTGCGCGCCGCCCTGCCGGGCATCCGGTGCGCGGTCTACCTGCCCACCGACTGGCAGCCCGCGCTGCGAGCGGCCGGCGGCCTGGTGATCGCCCGCCGGGTGGGCGGGGTGATGAAGGACAAGCGGTACGTGGACGAGGGCATGTTCACCGTCCAGACCTACGCCACCACCCGGGCGGACGCCTCGCTGCTCGCCCGCCGGGCCCGCGCCGGGCTGGTGCGCCTGACCTTCGAGCAGTTCGGCAACGCCGAGGGCTACCTCTCGCACTTCCGCGAGGCCACGGGGCCGTTCATGACCACCGACCCCATGACCGAGGCCCAGCCGGACTTCTACCGGTTCTCGGCCAACTACATGATCGCTACAAGGCCCCGCTGACGGGCCGGAAGGGAGTCAGCTTGGCTGCTGACGACGCCCCGGTCCTGGTACCGGGCACCGGATACATCTACGTCGCCCCGCCGGGCACCGCACTGCCGGACCTGAGCAAGGGCTTCGACCCGAAGGACTCGTCCAAGTGGGGCCCCGGCGGCCTGACCTGGAAGTCCATCGGCAACACGTCGCTGGACAACGGCATCGAGATGAGCGCCGACGGCGACGAGCCCGAGGTGCTGGGGTCCTGGCAGAACAAGAGCCTGAAGACCACCGACCCGAGCAAGACCTACGCGGTGACGATCAACCTGTCCGACTTCACCGCCGAGTCCTACAAGCTGTACTACGGCACCGACAAGGGCCTGGACAGCAAGGGCCTGTTCTCGATCCCGAGCAGCCCCGCTGCGCAGCCGCGCGCGCTGCTGATCGCCGCCGTGGACGGCGGCAAGGCCGTCGTCTGGCACTACCCGAAGACCAGCATCATCGGCGCGGACGCGGTGAAGGTCGACCCCGCCGCCCTCACCGAGATGCCGGTGAAGGCCACCGTCGTGGCCCTCAACCAGTCCGCTCCGCTGGGCACGGTCAGCCCGGTGTTCGACCTGGCCGCCGGGCTTCAGGCCGCCTGATCCTCCCTGTCGGGCAGCTCCTCCTTTTCCGGCAGCCCCCTTCGGGCCGGAACCTGGCCTTTCCGCAGCTCCGCCTTGAACTTGCGGAGCGCCCGAACCGAGACGATCGCATCTTCGAGCAACGAAGGAATCCACCGCCGGAGCACCAAGCGGAGGACAGCGGCACCGCAGACAACAGGTGCCAGCCAGCCAGGAACGTTCACCACAACTCCCCAGATCTGGCAGCAGATCGGGAGTCGACCTGTTCAAGGGCAGGCTCGATCCGACCTACCGCGAACGGTAAGTGAATCGAGACCTGCCGGTGCAGGTTCTCGGGGAGGCGCTGAGTACCGACCAGCACCCTTCAAGCACCCCCAAAGGGGGTTGTTCTCGGTCCGTGGTGATCGCTTCCCCCGCGACCACTGACCGAGAACACCGGCTCTCGAACAGCAATGCGCGGGGTCAGAACGCTTTGCCCTGCGCCCTGAGCAGTTCGGTTGAATGTGTGAGGCAGCCAACCCCACCCACACCAATAGTTTCGTGACTATTCGTCACCTCTGTCAAACTCCCTGGAGATCCCCCTGAGCACCACCCTGGACTACGCCGCTCTCGCCGCCGAGGCCGAGCGCAAGCACACCGGCAAGGGCGTCAAGTTCGTCGCCAAGAACGGCAGGAAGGTCCGCCTGCGCCGTATCGAGGCTCTGCCCGGCGGCGACCTGAAGACCGCGATGGCCCTGCTGGACGTCGTGCAGTCGAAGAAGGTCAGCAACGAGAAGCGGATCGACGCCATGAGCGGTCTGCTGGTCGCGGTCGCCTCCGACAAGAAGGCCATGCGCGAGTCTCTGGACGCGCTGCCGCTGGAGCAGACCATGACCGTGGTCGAGCGGTGGATGGAGGAGGCCGCGCCGGGGGAAGCGGCGGCCTGATCAGGCTGCTGGACGAGCACGGCGCGGAGATCACCGCCGACCTGCGCCGCTACTGCGGCGTGGACGTCCTGGACTGGTTCCGGGGACGGCACTCCGCCCGCTTGATCCTCGCCCTGATCGGGACCTTTCCCGACGACTCGGCGACGCTGGCCGCACTCCGCGGTGGCCGTGAGGCCCTGGGCTGGGACGCGGCCACCTACGTTCTCGCGGACCTGGTGGACGCCGTCCAGGCGCTCACCCACGTGCAGGTCGCCAAGGCCGCGAAGAACCCCCGCAGCGTGGAGCGGCCGAAGCCCTACCCGCGTCCTTACGCCCAGAAGACCCGCCGGCCTTCCGGCACCAGCCCCTTCGCCGCCGCCCTCCAGCGCGAGGTCGGCCAGGGTGGGGGCCCGGTGCTCGCCGAGGCGTCAGCCCCTCTTGCAGAAACGTTCCGCCTACCGGCGGCCGTGCTCGCGCGCTCCGCCGAGCAGGTACGGCCCGCACCGGTCCGACTCACGTAGGAGGTGAGCCGATGGCCGGTCCCGGCGGCAAGGAAGTCGGGCGCGTCCACGTGCGCGTCTTGCCGGACACGGACGGCTTCCGCCAGCGCCTGAAGCAGTACCTGGAGATGCTGGAGAAGTACACCAAGCTGAAGGTCAAGCTCGACCTTGACACCACGGGCGTGAACGCCCGGCTGCGGGAGCTGACCCACGACCGCAGTGTCCGGGTCAATGTCTTCGCGGACACGGCCGAGGCCGCCGCGAGGATCGCCGCGCTCACCCGCGAGCGAACGGTCCGCATCCGGGCCGAGGTCGACACGGTCCCGGCGGACGGGCAGATCCGCCGGTTCACCGGCCGCCGCTGGCGGCTGGGCGTCAACGTCCATCTCGCCCGGGGCGGGTTCGAGCGGGTCAAGTCGGGCCTTGCGACCCTGGGTTCGGGGGTCGCGGAGATCGGCCGCAACTTCGGCCGGCTCTTCACCCTCTCGATCGAGCAGACGGCCTCCGCTCTTCAGGGCATCGGGTCGGGCATCAGCTCGGCAGCCCAAGGGGCCGTCGGGATGGCGGCCGGGTTCGCCCAGACTGCCGCTGCCGCGCTGCCGCTGCTGGTGCTGGTCACGGCCATCGCCTCCTGGGTGACGGTCGTCGCCTCCGGGCTGATCGCCGTCCTGGCGCTGGCCGCGCTGCCGGTCCTGCCGCTGGGCCTGGCCGCCGTCGCGGCGGCGGGCAACATGAAGAAGCTCGGCAAGGCCGCCGAGTCAGCGATGACCAGCGCCTCGGAGGCGCTGCAACCCGCCACCGCGCGCATTCGCGACGAACTCGGCGGTGCGGTCAAGGACGTAACGCGCTGGTTCCGCCAGGCCGAGCCCGAGTTCAAGGCGTTCTTCGACGCCGGGGCCCAGTTCGTCCGCCCCATGGTGAAGTCGGTCACCGACTTCACCGACACGCTGTTCCCCAAGCTGACGGCGGCGATGACCTCGCCGGGGATGAAGGCGTTCACCGAGCAGCTGCCGGTGGCGCTGGTCGCCCTGGGGGCCGCCCTGGGGGACTTCTTCCTCACCCTGTCCAATGGGGGAGGTCAACTCCAGCTCATTCTGGGCCCGTTGGTCGGTCTGCTCGACGCCTTCCTTCAGGGGATCGCCTCCCTGGCGGTCGCCTTCGCGCCCGAGATCGCCGCGTCGATCAGCTGGTTCGCGGACACGCTGCGCCAGTTCTTCGCCGTCTTCAAGGACAACGCGCAGGCAACTGCCGCCATGATGCGCCTGGTTGACCTCGGGCTTCGCGCCCTGGTGGTCAGCTTCTCGGTCACGATGCAAGCCTGGGACCTGCTGGCCCAGGGGGCCGTGGCCGCCTGGCACGCCGTCCAGTCAGCCTGGGACGGAGTCACCTCCGCCACCTCGTCCGCCTGGTCGTCCGTGCGTTCGTGGACGTCCGACACCTGGTCGTCCGTGACGTCCTGGGTCTCGGACGCGACGTCGTCGGCGGGCTCGGCCGTGGCCGGGGCCTGGTCGTCCGTGCGCTCGTGGACGTCCGACACCTGGGGGTCCGTGACCTCCTGGACCTCCTCGTCCTGGGGGTCGGTGACCTCCACCGTGTCGTCGGCGGCCAGCTCCACGGGCTCCGCCGTCGCCACGGCCTGGCGCAACGTCCAGTCGTGGACGTCGACCGCGTGGCGGTCCTGCGTCGAGGCGGTGGGGTCGGCCTGGTCGGACATCTCCGGCGGAGTGTCGTCCGGGATCGAGACCGTGGTCGGCTACGTCGCCAGCCTGCCGGGCAAGATCGTCTCGGCGATCGGCGACCTGGGCTCGCTGCTGTACGAGAAGGGCAAGTCCGCGATCCAGGGGCTGGTCAACGGCATGAAGTCGATCAACGTCGGCAGCATCGCCTCGGGGATCGTGGACGCGATCAACCCGTTCAAGTCCAGCGCCCCGTCCTCCCCGGCCGTGCCGCCGCCGATGGCAGCCGTGCCGCTCGCGCCGAAGGCCGCGCCGCTCATGCTCGCCTCCCGCAAGGCCGCGCCGATGCCGGCCGCCTTCGCCAGCCCGCTGGAGCAGGCCCTTCGCCCGGTCACCTCCGGGCTGCGCTCGCTGGACACCTACAGCTATGGCCAGCGCGCCGCCGCCGGCCTGCGCCACCCCGACCCCGCGTCCAAGGTCGCAGGCCAGGCCCGCTACGGGCCGCACATCACCGTCAACGCCCGCACCGACGCGGACCCCCACGAGATCGGCAAGGCCATCGCGTGGGAGCTGAAGACCTCGGGGAGGTAGCGAGATCGGGGCTGTTCCCCCACCGTTCGTCAGCGACGTCACCGCCCACACCGCCCGCGTCTTCTACACGAAGACGCCGGGCGCGTGGACGGACGTCGAAACCACCAACACCAAGACCGGCAAGGCGCATTACGACGCCGAAGACCCCACGTGGCCGGGCACCGCCCTGGTCGGCGACGGCGGCCCGCTGGGCGACGACCCGCCGCTGGAGCCGGACACCGAGTACCGGGTCCGCTACCACACCACCGGCACCGGCCTGGACGCCTGGTCCGAGGCGGTCACCTTCCGCACGCTGCCCGACCTGCCCCCGCCGAAGCGCCCGGACATCGGCCCGCAGCCCAGCGCCCGCAACCCCTACACCGGCCAGCCCTGGACCGCGTCGTGGGGCGGGCTGCTGCTCGGTGAGGACTCCTCCGTCGTGCTGGAGGAGGTGGCCGGCCTCCTGGACGCACCCGACGTGCGGACCTCGGACGCCGAGCTGCTTCAGCGCGACGGCCTGATGCCGGGCACCGACTACATGGGCGCGCGCACGGTCACCCTGACCATGCTCGCCCTGGACGAGACCGAGGTCCCGGACCTGCTGGCCGCGTTCGCCCCCGGCGGCGACGAGCAGCCGTTGGAGTTCGCGTTCCCCGGGGTGGCCGGCGGCCGGTCCCGGATCATGGCCCGGGTGCGCAAGCGCGCCGTCACCCTGGACAAGGAGTTCCACGCGGGCCGCCGCCGCGTCACGGTCGAGCTGCTGGCCACCGACCCGAGGCTGTACTCCGCCGACGAGGCGCGGGCGAGTGTGGCGGTGGCCGTCCCCCGAGGCGGCCGGCCGATCTTCCCCCTCACGTTCCCCTTCGACATGGGCACCGGCCCCGCCGCCGGTCTGGTCCCGGACATCGACAACCGGGGCTCGGTCGACACCTGGCCCGTCATCCGGATCACCCCCGCCACGGGCGAGATCCGCGACCCGTCGCTGACCCTCGTCCACAACGGAGTGCGCCAGCGATTCGCCACCCGGGGACTGCGCGTCGGCCGGGGCGATGCCCTGGTGATCGACATGGGGCGGCGGCGCATCACCCTCAACGGCGCGAGCCGTTTCGGCCAGGTCGACCCGACCTCGCTCTGGTTCTCCGTCCCGCCCGGCGGCAGCACCATCCAACTCGATGTACTGGAAGGCCCCGACGGGGTCACGGCGGACGTCGCATGGCGCTCCGCCTGGATGTAAGGACCCCATTTCTCTTGGCTGTTGAACTCCGTGCCCCGCTGTTCGTCCAGCAGGGCCGCTACGACGCACTCGACCTGCGCACGATGATCGGCGGAACCCGGGGCGCCCACGTCGGCGTCGCCGGGCCCGCCGCCCTGCTGGTGGAGAAGGTCGACAACCCCACCCCCCGCGTGTCCGTCGCGGCCGGTTCCGTGTGGCTGCCCGACGACGTGGCCGTGTCCCACAAGGGCGCGGTGCACTTCGCCAACCTGGACGCCAGCATTCAGCTCCAGTGCTCCACCCCCAAGCCCGGCGAGGCCGCCCGCCAAGACCTGGTGGTCGCCTTCGCCGACCCCGACGCCGCCCCCACCGGCCCGCTGCTGATGGACGTGAAGACCACCGCGGACCGCTTCATGCAGCCCGTGAGCTTCGCCGCCGACGGCACCCCCTACGCCCCCCGGGCGGCCTCCGGCACCCAGGTCACCAAGGAGGGCGGCAAGGGCTGGTCGGTCGCCGTGCTGGCCGAGTCCACCCCGGGCGCGAAGGACTGGCCGGTGCCGTCCAACTGCATCCGCCTCGCCGTGGTGAACATCGCCGCCACCGGCATCACCGGCATCGAGGACCAGCGCTTCGTCGTCGCCGGGCAGCTCGACACCACCCCGCTGCGCCAGCTCCGCACCGCCGGGGCCCAGGGCATCGCCCAGGCCGCCGTCGGTGCCCCGGCTGGCAGCCTGGTCTACGACTCGGTGAGCACCGCCCTGCACAAGGTCACCGGCCCTGGTACCACCGCGCCGGTCGTGCCCGGAGCCGTGCGCCTGGACGCCTCGTACCAGGCTCCCGAGAACGCGTGGGGAGGTGAGGGCTGGCACACGTTCACGGCCCCGGCCGCCTCGTACCCGCGCCTGGTGACCATCAGGTTCGAGTGCACTTACCAGGGTGACTTCGGCGAAGGCTGGATCACTCCCGTGGTGTTCGGGCACGGGGAGAGCCGCCGCGCCGGGCGACCGCAGTACGTCCGCGCGGGCGATGCCCGCGACGCGCGCGGATCGGGCACCATCAGGGTCCCCGCCGGGACGCCGATGAGCGTCAGCACCACGTGCCGCCCCGACAACACCGCGACCAACAACGTGAAGCTCAAGGCGGCGTGGACCTCCTACGCCGAGGCCGTCACCGTCCAGGCGGCCTGATGGCAGACGAGTACCGCGTGATCCTCTCCGAGTTCAAGGGCGGCCGGCTGCTCGCCGAGCTGCCCGTCTCGGGCCTGTCCTTCAGCTCCATCCTCAACGCCCCCGGCTCCGCGAGCTTCAGCGTGCCGCTGGCCGCCGAACCCCTCGCCGGGCTCGACTGGTCACTGATCTCCCCGTGGCGGATCACCGCCCACGTCCAGCGCGGCAGCCGCGTCCTGTGGGGCGGCCCTCTGCTCACCTGGTCGGTCGACCTGGCCGCCGAGGAGATGACGCTCGACTGCGTGGGCCTGTGGGAGTACTACCGCCGCAACGTCGTCAACCTCGGGTACTCCACCGGCACCACGGCGCGCGAGCAGACCACCATCGCCCGCGAGCTGATCCAGCAGTTCGCCGACACCCCCTCGCCGGTCGCCCCCGGCCAGCCCGGCTACTGGGGCAGCAACGGGCCCGGCGCGCTCACCTTCGACCCCGACCTGGTGACCATGAAGCGGGAGCGCACCTACCCCTGGTACGAGTGGAAGTCGGTCGGCGAGGCCGTCGAACAGCTCGGCGCGGTCATCAAGGGCTTCGACTTCCGCATCGACCACGACTGGGACATCGACGCCCGCGTGATCCGCAACCGCTTCCGGTTCCTCCACCCGGCCGGAGGCGTGGACACCGGCATCGTCCTGGAGCACGGCACCAACTGCACCGTCACCACCGTCACCGCCGACGGCGACAAGATGTGCACCGAGACCGGTGTCAACGGCGCTGGCGAAGGCTGGAGCCAGCTCAAGAGCTGGTGGTACAACGGCCCGCTGGAGACCACCGAGGGCCGCCGCATCCCGCGCCTGTCCGCCGTCGAGACCAACAACTCGGTGGTCCGCGTCGAAACCCTGACCGCCCAGGCCGAGCGCATGACCGCCGTCGGCGCGTTCCCGCTCATCGTCCCCGAGGTCACCCTGCACCCGGGCGGCGAGTACACCGCCGCCGAACTGCGCGTCGGCCACAAGATCCGCGTGCGGGCCCGCACCGCCCGCTGGCCCGGCATCGACGCCCAGTACGTCATCCAGGAGATCAACACCAAGGTCACCCGCAACGGCGAGGAGACCACCCTCGCCCTCGTCCCGACCACCGTCTTCGAGCGCGTGGACGACTGGGTGAAGGGAGACCTCGTGATGGCCGCATGACCGTCTACGGCCGCCCCACCCTTGCGGACGAGTTCCAGACCATCGGCACCCGCCTGTCCGCGATGGAGCGCACCGCCAGCGCGCTCGGCGCTGTCCTGCCGATGACCCCCTACCGGCCCGGCCTGGACGTCGCCACCACGTGGCGCGCCGCCGCCACCATCCCCACCGCCGGCATCGCCCACCCCGTCATCCGCCTGGACTGCCGCGTGGCCGCCAAGCAGGGCGCGAACGTCTGGCTCCGGCTGTTCGACGTCGACAAGGCCCGCGCCGTCACCGCCGAGTGGCAGTACACCGGCGGCGCGCTGAACAACGGATGGGTCCGCCTGGACTGGCTGCTGCCCACCGGAGGCGGCCAGCCCGGCGAGTGGCAGCGCCTCCTCCTCCAGACCAAGACCGACGTCACCGGAGGCGGCACCGTCGACCCCGGCGTGGCCATCGCGCTGCCCCTCAACCAGGCCCCCGCCGCCACCGAGGCCGGCACCTGGACCCCCGTGCCCATCCCACCCGGCTACGCCTGACCCACAGCTGCAACCCGCGCAGCAGCCCCGCCCTGAACTCCCGGGCGGGGCTTCCCTGTTGAAAGGACCCGTTTCATCTCCCGCGAAGCAATGATCACCGAGGCCACCAAGTGGGCTGACCAGAACTACCGGGGCGGCCTGAGCCCGAACGGCAAGTACTACGACACCGTGTTCGGCCGCTGGTACGCCCCGGGCTTCAACCACGAGCCCTTCTGCGACATGTTCGTCAGCTGGTGCGCCGACAAGGGCGGCGAGGCCGCAGCCGTCGGCCGCTTCGCCTTCTGCCCCTCGCACGTCCAGTACTTCCGCAACAAGGGCCAGTGGCACGGCCGCGACGAGGAGTTCCGGCGCGGCGACGTCATCTTCTTCACCTGGGACGGCGGCCCGACCGCTGACCACGTCGGCATCGTGCTGGAGGACTCCGCCCCCGGCCAGAGCGTGAAGACCGTCGAAGGCAACACCGCCCGGGGCGACGGCGCGGGCCAGGGCTCCGGCGGCTACGTCGCCCGCAAGATACGCCCCCGCTCCGTCGTGCTCGGCGTCGGCCGCCCCGCCTACACCACCAATGGCGGCACCAGCACCCCGAGCGGCCAGGCCGTCACCATCAACGGCAAGCTGTACGGCCCGGGTGCACGCGGCGAGCACATCACCGCCATGGGCCGCGCCCTCGTCCGCGCGGGCTGCTCCCGCTACACGGAGGGCCCCGGCCCCGTCTGGGGCAACGCGGACACCGAGTCCTTCCGGGCCTGGCAGCTCAAGCTCGGTGACACCGACAGCGCCGACGGCATCCCCGGCCCCAAGCAGCTCGCCCGCCTCCTCACCGAGTACGGCAACCCGCCGCAGCCGCCGGCCACCCGCACCTTCACCGTCCGCCGGGGCATGACCCTGGGCGGCATCGCCGTGGCGCTCGGCACCACCGTGGCCGGGCTGCTCTCCCTGAACCCCCAGATCAGCAACCCCGACCGGATCACCGAGGGCCAGCAGGTCACCGTCCCCGCCGCGCCCGCTGCTCCGGCGACCGCCGCCCCGCAGCCGAGCGGCGACCCGGCCCCGGCCGAGCCCGCGACGCCTGCGGAGCCGTCGGTGCCGGGCGACGCGCAGCAGCTCTACACCGTCGTCCCCGGTGACACCCTCTGGGACATCGCTGCCGCCCAGCGGATCACCCTGGAAGCCCTGATCGCCGCGAACCCGGCCACTGCCGCGAACCCGGACCTGATCTTCCCCGGCCAGCAGCTCATGATCCCCGCCGCTGCCACGGAACCCGCCCCCGCTCTGTGCCCCGTGACGGCTCCCGCCTCGGACACGGTGACGGCCAGCGAGCCGACCCCCGAGCCGTCCGCCCCGGCGTCCGAGGAACCGGCCGACCCGGCACCGGCCACCGACGAACCGGCCGCCCCGAGCACCGGCTACTCGAACGACCTCCCCGGATGGATCGAGGAGGCCCGCGACATCCTGCGCGCGAACGGTGACCTCGTGCCGTCCGCCGCCGCGATCGAGCACCGCGCGATGGCCGAGTCCAGCGGCAACCCGCTCGCCGAGAACCACTGGGACAGCAACGAGGCGGCGTACGGCGGGACTTACGGCCTGCTCCAAACGATCCGGCCGACCTTCGACACCTACGCGCTGCCCGGCCACCGAGACATCCTCAACCCGGTCGACTCAATCATCGCCGGAGTCCGCTACGCGAACGCGAAGTACGGCAGTTTCGAGTCGATCGCCTGGAATGAAGGGGGCTACTGATGGCCGACGACGAGCGGCTGGGCGGCGTGGTCATCGGGCCACGCGAGATCTACGACCAGCTTGTCGGTGTCCGTGAGGACGTCCGCTCGCTGGCGCAGAGCAGCCAGGCCGTGGAGCAGACGCTCAAGGACCACGAGGACCGCGTCCGCGCTCTGGAGCGCTGGCGCTACGGCGTCGTCGCCTCCGGACTCGCCGGAGGCACCGCACTGATCACTGACGTGGTCGCACGACTGAAGGGCTGAGCACCATCGAGAACCTGAAGACCTGGATCACCGAGAACCCGGTGAAGGCACGGTCAGCCATCGTCGCGGCGTTGACCGTGCTGGGCACCGTCGTACCGAGGCTCGCCGGGATCGAGACCAACGAAGCCGTCATCGGCCTGCTGCTGGCCGTCGCCGCGATGGCCGGCGGACATTCCGCGGGTAAGCGGGTCGTCACGCACGAGACCGACGCCGCCCGCACCGAGGCCGCTCGTACGGCAGCGCTCGCCGAGTGCTGCCCGTGCCCGCACGCCGACCAGGAACCCGCCGCCCCGCCGCAGGGCGACGGCATGAAGAGCAAGCGGTGAGAACCGTGGCCCCGGCTCGTCTTCGGACGGGGCGGGGCCTTTTCTCGTTGCTGCACGGGCCTGTGGTGGAATGGAAGGCTGGCACCGTTGGTTGCAGCACGGTCCCGCCCGACTGACGAGAGGAATCCATGGCCGCGAGGAAGCTGTCCAAGGCGAGCTGGCAGGACGTCCCCGGAGCCCAAGAGGTCATGGACCGGGCCCTGCCTCTGGCCCGCTCCGTGCAAGCGCGCGAGTACGGGCCCCTTGCGACCGTCGTCTTCGAGACTGCGTTGCTCTTCACCAACGCGGACGGCCTTCCCGACCTGCGCCGCGAAAGCTATGCGGCCCGGATGTGGATGTCAGACCTCCTGGACGGCATGGGCCTTAAGCCCGTTCCGGGCGACTCCGCAGAGCACCGGAAGAAGCTGAAGGAGGACCGCGATACGGCTTCGCGGGCCGTCCGTGCCGCAATGTCCCAGGTCCGCGTCGACTACATCCGCAGCTTGGACGACGACCCGGTGCAGCGGGAGGAGCGGTTCCCAGGACTGGCGTCAGCCGACGAGATCTTCGCGTACTACCGGATCGTGCCGCAGGCCCAGAAGGAGATCGTCTCCGCGAACCGTCGGGCTCTCCAGGTGGCCAGCCGAATCGCCTTCGCCGAGGGCGACGACTTGGCGATCCCCCCGGCTCGCAGTCCACAGGTGGTCCGCAGCTTCCGGCTGGCGCTGGACACCCTCACCCCGCAGACTCTGGCGTCCCTGGACACCGAGACCCGTGACCAGCTCCGCGAGGAGCTTCAGAACACCCGTGCCGCGCTGCTCGCGCTGGAGAATGAACTCAGCTGACGCCAGCACCCCGGGCCCCGCTCTCCCCACCAGGGAGGGCGGGGCCTTTTCGCGTTCTCGGCGCTCCGTGGGCCGGGTTGTTAACCGGGGCGGCTCAACCCGGTTGACCACGGAGAGAGGAAACGCGGATGAACGGGATTGCCCTGATTGGCCGGGCTAGGTCCGGGAAGGACACGACGGCCTTGATCCTGCGGGAGTACGGGTTCACCCGGCTCGCGCTGGCCGACCCCCTGAAGGAGATGGCCTACGCGGTCGACCCGGTGGTGAGCTACGAACTGCTGGGCGTCAACGCTCCGGTACCGCTCACCCTGGCCGACGCCGTGAACCGCTACGGATGGGAGGAGGTCAAGGACCGGTTCCCGGAAGCGCGCCGGTTCCTCCAGCGGCTCGGCACCGAGGGCATCCGCCACCACGTCGATCCGGACCACTGGATCGACCGCTGTCTCAAAGACGCGCGCCTGGTGCTCGGCCCCGTCGTGGTGACGGACGTGCGCTTCGACAATGAGCTGAGCGCGCTGCGGGCGGCCGGGTTCAAGGTCTGGTTCATCGACCGAGGCACCCCGGCCGGCGATCACTCCAGCGAGCAGTTGGGGCCCGGCCGCGCCGACCTGGTCATCCGCAACACCGGTACCTTCTCCGACCTCGCCGATCGCATCCGCCAAGCCTTGGAGGCCACCACATGACCCTGCGCGACCGCTTCGACTCGATCGACCGCACCGCAACCGCCATCGAGAGCGTGCTGTTCATCTACAACCCGGTGCCGGACGTGCTCACAGCGGATGAGCGCGAGGCCGACGAGCAGGCCGCGACGGCCCGCGTCGAGGCAGAGGTGCCCGGTTACTCGGACACCCTGCCGCTGTTCCGATAACTGTCGCCGAACGATTCAAAAGCTGCTATTTTGGACGCTGTCGGATTTCTCTGGCAGCGCCCAGTGAAGGCTCTTGAAGCATTAGTGCCTAGACGCTATTCAGCGAAAGTTATATAACTTCCGCTGCGCATTGCTTAACTCTATGAGTGGGCCTATGGTGCTGCATTGCAATATGAGCAGAGTGGATGTCGACTAGGCGGCTGACCTGCTCGAATGGATTGATCGCCAGCGTGTTGGCGCGCTGGCGCGCTCGCACGCTGACCGGCCAGGCGAGGACAAGGCACTCGATGTCTTTTTCACGGTACCCAATACCTCGCTAGGGCCTCTGAGCTGGCTCAATGCGTAGCCGAACAAGCGTGATTTGGAATAGGGGCTGACGGGTCGTAGGCTGCCGTCAAGCGGAACGGGCCACCCCCGCGCAATGGGAGTGGCCCGCGAGTTCCGTGCGGACTGACATCCACAGAAGGGAACACCCCATCATGTCACAGCCTCCACCTGCTGCCCCCTCGCGCGGCGACCGCCCGATCACCTGGAAGGACGCCGCCGTGTACGGTCACGGGGCCCTGGTCGCCGCATCGCTCCACCACCAGCTCGGCTGGCCGATGGACACGGCCATGACGGTCGGCATGACGGGCCCGGTGCTGTGGGCCATGCTCCGGCGGCGGTAGGCACCCCCGACCATGGGTGAAATAAGTAAGTAAGTAACTAACCATCAGCCCCGGCTGTCTTCGAGACGGTCGGGGCTTTTGCATGCCCGCAACAGAGAAGAGACCACATGTCCGAAGGCGTCCGCACTGTCCACCAGCGGGGTTCCCGCTACTACGTCCACCCGGAGTCGGGCGACCTCGCGCCGTCGGTGACGTCCATCTTGTCGATGGAGGCCAAGCCCTTCCTTCAGGACTGGTCGGCCGGCATGGCGGCCGAGTGCGCGGTGACCGACCTTGAGGTGGTCCAGCGCATCGCCGCCCGCGACCGCCAGGCCGCCATCGACTTCCTGAAGTTCGCGGCGAAGAGGTACACCAAGGTCCGAGCCGACGTCGGCTCGCTGGTGCACGACTACTTCGAGCTGCGGCTGCGCGGCGAAGAGGTGCCCTACCCCCATCACGACGTCGAGCCGTACGTGCCGCACATCGAGGCGTGGCTCGACCGCTACCAGCCCGAGCTGCTGTACGCCGAGGATGTGGCCTGGTCGCGCGAGCACGAGTACGCCGGTTCCTTCGACTTCATGGTCCGGATCAACGGGAAGACGATCCTGGGCGACCTGAAGACGTCCAAGTCCGTGTACCTGTCGGTGGCGGCCCAGCTCGCGGCCTACGCCCACGCGGACGACCTGATCACCGTGGACCGCACGATCCAGGCGTTCCCGAAGGTCGACGCCGGGGCGGTACTGCACATCACCCCGCACCGGGCCGAGTTCCGACCGGTGAAGATCGACCGCGAGATCTTCGAGCGGTTCCTGACCCTGCGCAGGCGCTTCGCCGACGACCGCGCCTCCGACGCCGGGATCATCGGCCGCGTCGCGTGGAAGAACGAGGCCGGCCACCTGACCGGCACCGCCCGCCGCGCTGCCTGACCGGGCTGTTAACCCTCCCGCCTCATTCATCACGGGGCCGACCGACCGGCGGCCCCGCCCACGACAGAACGGACCACACTTGAGCGACGCACTCGACAACATCTTCGCCAGCGACCCCGAGCTGGCCGAGCGCGCTGAGCGCGCCGAAGCAGCCGCCCGCCCGGACCTGGCCGGCGTCTTCCGCAACTACGAGGCGGCCCCCGACGGCGGCTTCCCGATCGCCCAGCACCAGTGGATGGTGACCACCGCACTGCCGGTCACCGCTGAGGCCGTGGCCGAGCTGCTGGGCGGCACCCCGTACGAGCGGGAGACCGAGGCGGAGGACGCCATGGCGGTCAAGACCGACGCCGACCGGGTGGAGATCGTCATCGACGGCCCCGAGGCCGTGAAGCTGGACTTCAAGCAGTGGGTGAACGGCAAGCTCGCCCACCACTGCGACACCCGTACCTTCCTGTCGCCGCCGGAGGACGTCGGCGTGCCGTGCCGCTGCCCCGGCACCATCGCCGAGCTGAAGGACCGCGCGAAGGCGGAGCGGGGCCCCAAGCCCAGTCTCGAAATCGACTTCACCCTGCCCCACGCCCTGGAGCTGGGCCGCTTCCGCTACAAGTCGTCGGGCTGGTCGCTGATCCCCGAACTGCCCGCGCTGAAGGGCGCGCTGGCCCGCTCCGGCGGCCCGTCACTGGCCCACCTCATCAACGAGCGGGTGCAGTACACGAGCAAGGCCGGACGGGACGTCGACTACCAGAAGGCCACAGTCAAGGTCATCAAGCCGTACGGCGACGCCATCGCGGACAGCCGGTCGGCCGCGATCGAAGAGGAGCCGCCGTTCTAACCGGCGCTCCACCCCACCAACACACCAGCGGGACCGGCTTCTTCGGAGGCCGGTCCCGCTCCCGTTTCACCGGAGAGAGAACCCCGTGCACACCCCGACCAGCGCCGAGCCGATCCCGGCCCGGCTGATCAACCCCCTGTCCGGCACCGACCGCGCGCAGGAGATCATGCGCTCCGCGTTCCGCGTGACGGCCCGCTCGACGTCGGCCGGCACCCGCAACTCGCAGGCCCGGCTCACCGAGCGCAAGGTCTACGCCATCCGCCGCGCCGCCGACCTGGGCGCCAGCCTGTCCGCCCTCGCCGAGGCGTTCGACATCTCGGAGCGCGCCTGCCGCCACATCGCCCGCCGGACCTCCTGGGCCCATCTGCCGGAGAAGGACTGAGCGTTGAGCGACTACACCACCCCGCTCTGGCAGATCCCGCCCGAGCAGCGCCGGGCCTTCCTGCACGCCCGAGCACGGGCCCTGAGCGCCGAAGGCGCGAACCCCCGCCGGCTGCTGCGGGCATCCGACGCCGCGCACACCGTCGACTTCCGCGAGCCGCGCCAGGGGGAGGGCGAGACGTGACCTTCCGCATCGGAGCGGGCATCGCCCCGGCCCTCGGTGACCTCCGGCTCGCCGGGCCCGGTGACACCCTGCTCTTCCTGCACGACGCGCGCGACCGCACGGACTTCGCCCGCTACTGGGAGGCCGCAGCGGTCGCCGTCTTCCGAGGCGCAGCCGTCACGGTGGTGACCGCCTAGTGGCCAACCGCAACAAAGCCAAAGGCACCACCTGGGAGACGGCGGTAGCCGACTACCTGAACGAACAGCTCGGCCAGTACCGGCCGGACTGGAAGGACGGTGACCGCGCCGTGCGCTGGAAGGACCCCCTGGACCCGGACAACGTCCGCCGCAACGTCCAGGAGGGCGCGGCGGACATCGGCGATCTCGGGGTGCGCCCCTTCACCGGCGAGTGCAAGGCCGAGCGGTCGTACGACCTCGCCTCGTACGTGCGCCAGGCCGAGGCCGAGGCGAAGAACGCCGGCCAGCCCTTCGGGGTCGCGTACGTGAAGCGCCCCCGGGCGAAGACCGAGGACGGGTACGCCGTCACGTCCATCCGCACACACGCAGCGATCGTCAAGGCCCTGCGGGAGGCCGGTTACTGAGAGAGGAGAGAGCCGTGCGCATGTCGGCGATCCTGGACCGCCTGGAGGAGTGGCGGGACTACCAGCCTGGTGAGTGGGTCGCCCGCTGCCCGGCCCACGACGACGGCAAGCCGTCGCTGTGGATCAACCTGAAGACGTCCGGCATGGTGGGCCTGGCCTGCCGCGCCGGGTGCCGCTTCGAGGACATCGTCGCCGGGATGGGCCTGCTGCCCCGGCACCTGTTCAACGTGGACGCCGAGGGCCTGGTCGCGGTCGCGGAGGCGCGGCCGGAGCCCGTCTCGCCGTACCTGACGGCCGGGCTGCGGGTGTGGCTGGACAGTCTGCCGGCCGGTGAGGATGCCGCCCCGGCCGTGGCCTACGCGCAGAAACGATTCGGCCTGTCCCCGGCCGAGCAGGACCGTCTGGGGCTGCGCTGGTGGCCCGGCCCGCAGCCGTGCCCCGAGTGGGTCCCCGGCTCGTTCGTCCGGTATCCCCGCCTCGTCGTGCCGATGGCCGACTTCGCGGGAGTGGCCAGGGGCGCGCAGGGCCGGGACCTGACGGGGCGCTGCCTGGGCCGGTGGATCTCGCTGGCCAACCCCGAGGGCTTCGAGTGGCAGCGGTTCGGGGTGTTCCCCGGACCGGCCCTGTCCGCGCCGTGGGTGATCGCCGAGGGCCTGTCGGACCCGCTGGCGATCGTCGCCGACGGCTACAACGCGGTGGGGGTGCGCGGGGCCGCGCTGCTCAACAACGACCCCGCGACGCTGGACGCGCTGGCCGTCGGCCTAGCGGGCCGGGATGTACGGGTGTGCGGCGACAACGACCGCTCCGGCCGGGAGTTCACCCGCACGATTCTCGCCGCCCTCCACGAACGGGAGGTGCACGCCCGGCAGTTGACGCTGCCCGAGGGCTTCAAGGACTACGCAGTATGGAGAGAGAAGCGATGACGGCGTACGCCATCGACAGCCTGACCACCCCCTACGAGCCGGAGAAGGCGGCGCTGACGCTGCCCCCGGATCAGGCGGTGGCCGCCTACCGCGAGGCGGCGTCCCGCTACGGGGCCTCGGACATCGTCAACGCCCACGCGTTGGTGCAGTACACCAAGGGCGGCATCCGCTACGCCGACGGCGTGGGCTTCCATGTCTGGTCGGGGACGCACTGGGTGCGGTCCGAGGTGCTGGTGCGCCAGGCCGCCCACGACCTTGGGGCGGCGATGGTGGAGACGCTGGCCCGGGAGAAGGCGGTCATCCGCGAGGCCCTGGCACTGAAGCTCGCCGGGGACGCGCTGGAGGCCGAGTACGAGAAGCAGGTGCAGGCGCTCCCGCTGGCGAAGGCCGCACGGGGCTTCACCATGGCCAGGCGGATTGACGACCTGATGCGCGAGCTGGCGTCGGTGCGCGGGGTGAACTGCTCGGTGGACGACTTCGACAACCAGCCGCACCTGCTCAGCTTCGCCAACGGGACCGTTGACCTTCGCACCGGCCGGCTCCAGCCGCACGACGCGCAGGACATGCTGACCAAGTCCCTGCCGTGGAACTACAACCCGCAGGCGAAGGCCCCGCGTTGGCTGCGGTTCCTGGACGAGGTGTTCCCTGGCGAGCCGTCGATGCCCGCCTACATCCACCGCCTGTGCGGGTACGGCATCACCGGCTCCACGGCGGAGCAGGCGTTCGCCGTGCTGGTCGGTGTCGGCGCGAACGGCAAGTCGGTGTTCCTGGACACCTTGTCGTACGTGTTCGCCGCGCTGTCCGAGACGACACGCTTCGAGACGTTCGAGGACCGGGGCAGCTCGATCCCCGCCGACCTGGCCGCGCTGCGCGGGGCCCGGATGGTGATGGCGAGCGAGGGCGAGGCCGGGAAGCCGATGAGCGAGTCCGTGCTGAAGCGCGCGACCGGCAGCGACAAGCTGACTGCCCGCTTCATGCGCGAGAACTTCTTCACCTACCAGCCGACCTTCCTGCTGTGGCTGGCCTCCAACCACACCCCAGCCTTCCGCTCGCAGGACGCCGGTCTCTGGCGTCGGGTGAAGCTGATCAAGTTCGACCGGTACTTCCGGCCGGAGGAGCGGGACCACGGCATCTTCGCCGAGCTGCGCGAGGAGGCCGAGGGCATCGCCGCGTGGGCGGTGGCCGGCGCGGTCGCGTGGTACGCGGAGGGCCTGAAGGAGCCCGACTGCATCAAGACCGCGACCAGCAACTTCAAGGAGAACTCGGACGCGCTGGCGGAGTTCCTGACGGACGTCCTGGTGCGGGTCGACAGCGACAAGAGCCACGTCCCCTCGCAGGACGCCTACACCGCGTACCGGGACTGGTGCGAGGCCCAGGGCGAGAAGGCGTGGACCCGCCGCGGATTCATCTCCGCGCTGGACGAGCGCGGTATCCGCCAGCACCGGATGACGAAGGGCCGGGTGCTGCTGGGCGTGCGCTTCGCCGACCAGCCGCCCGCCGGGCCGGGAGTCTTCGACACCACCAACGACTAGGAAAAGAGCACATGCGGGTACACCCGTACCGACTGGCCGGAGAGCCGGTCGAGATCAAGGTCGCCGAGAACGGTGACGACCTGCGGGAGTTCCGCACCTGGTGGACCGGCCACGCCAACGCCGGCACCCTGCTGGGCTTCGACACCGAGACCACCGGCCTGGCGTGGACGGACCGGATACGCCTCGTCCAGCTCGGTGACACCCACACCGCGTGGGTGATCCCCGTCGAACTGGGCGGCCCGTTCCGTGAGGCCGCCCGCGAGGCTCTGGCCAAGCTGCCGAACCTGGTGGCGCACAATCTCGCGTTCGACGCGCTGAAGGTCGACACCGAGTTCGGTATCCGGCTCGAAGACCTCTACCCCCGCGCGCAGGACTCCCGTATCCCCGCCCACCTGCTCGACAGCCGCCACGACTACGAGGGCGGCGTCGGCCTCAGTCTCAAGCCGCTGTCGGCCTGGTACGTCGACCCGGCCGCGCCCGACACGCAGGGCGACCTGACGCGCGTGTTCAACGGGCTCGGCCTGACGAAGGCGACCGGGTGGGCGGGTATCAGCCTCTCGCACCCCGTCTACGAGCTCTACGCCGGGCTCGACGCCCTGCTCGCCGCGCGGCTGCTGCCGAAGCTGCTGGAGCGGTACAGGGCCGAGGGCCTGCGCTCGGCGCTGCTGCCCTACGAGCACCGGCTCGCCCTGGTGTGCGCCAAGCTCCAGCGCACGGGCATGCTGATCGACCCCGAGTACACCGAGGGCCTGGTCACCCGGCTCGGCCGGGAGAAGGAGCGGTTCGCTGCGGTGGCGGCGCGTTTCGGGGTGTCGTCGGTGAACTCCTCCGACCAGGTGGCCGGCGCGCTGCTCGGGATGGGCGAGCGGCTGACGGAGAAGACCGACAGCGGCGCGCTGTCGGTGGCCAAGGAGGTGCTGCTGCCGCTGGCCGATCTCGATCCGGACTGGAACCGGCTCGGTATGCGCGAGCCCAACGCGCTGGCCGACGCGGTCCTTCGCGCGAAGCGGGCGGGCAAGTGGTCCACGTCCTACGCCGAGGCGATGCTGAACAACCGCGATGCCTTCGGCCGCATCCACCCGAAGATCAACCCGCTGGGCGCCCAGACCGGGCGTGCCTCGCACTCCGACCCCGCGATGGCACAGCTTCCCTCCCACGGGTGGGAGGTGCGCCGCAGCGTCGTCGCGGAGCGGGGGCACGCGTACTTCTCGGTGGACCAGCAGGCGGTCGAGCTGCGGGTGCTGGCCGCGCTGTCGCAGGAGTCACGGATGGTGCGGGCCATCGCGGCCGGCAAGGACCTGCACGGGTTCGCCGCCGAGATGATGTTCGGCCCGGACTTCACCAAGGCCCAGCGGACCCTGGCCAAGATCGCCGGTCTCGGCACCGCCTACCAGGGCGGAGCCGCGACGCTGGCCAAGCAGACCGGCCAACCGGTGGACGTCATGCGCGACACCCTGTCCCGCTACGGCCGGGCCTTCCCCGGCATCAAGCGGTGGGCCCGCAGAATGCAGCGCACGGCGCTCGCCGAGGGCTGCACGATGACCACGGTCACCGGCCGCCGGATGCACCTGGACCGCGACAAGCTGTACAAGTCCGTCGCGTACGCGTGCCAGTCCACGGCCCGCGACACCATGGGCCAGGCGCTGATCAAGATGGACGACCAGGGCCTCACCCCGTATCTGACCATGTGGGTGCACGACGAGGTGGTGGGCACCGCCCCGAAGAAGGAGGCCCCGGAGGTCGCCCACGCGTGCGCGCAGGCCATGAAGATGACCCTGCTGGGGGTGCCGCTGGACACCGACGCCGAGGTCTACGGGCCGAGCTGGGCGGACGGCTACGGCCTGCCGAAGGAGTGGGCCTATGCGGCGTGAGCCCGAGAGCGAGCACACCCAGTTCTGCGAGGTGTGCGACGACGAGAAGCCGCTCGGCCAGTTCGGCAAGCGCAAACGCGCCCCCAACGGGCGGGCGAACGTCTGCCGGGCCTGTGTGAAGGCGGCGAACAACCGGGCCAGCAAGGACCCGGCCGTCATCCGAAAGCGCCGCGACGCCCGCCTGCGCCGCGTCTACGGCATCACCCTCAGTGAGTACGAGCGGATGGGCCGACGCCAGCGGTGGCGGTGCGCGATCTGCGGACAGAAGGCCGCCGTCGGGGACCGCCTGGTGGTCGACCACGACCACGACAAGCCGCATGGACAGGCCGTCAGAAGACTGTTGTGCAGGGGCGAGAACAGTGCTCTGGGGCACTTCGGGGACTCCTCCGCCCGGCTCGACCGAGGAGCGACATATCTACGCGAACACGGCAAATGAGATACGGGTCACATTACCTTCTCTTTGCCAATAAAAGACCAGGTAGTGACCCTGATCGGGACTAAGGGCCCCGTTTCGCATCTTCTTCACCGTTTGAGCACATAAAAGACTCTGCTTAAGCTCGTATCACACGCTGCGCCGAGGGACGCGCAGCCAGTAACCAGGAGTGACAATGCGAGGGGGGTGGTCCCGGCTTGCAGGCGTGCAGTGGCACGTGGCCCGCATTGCCCGCCTTTGCCAGGAGTACGCCCAGACCATCACCCCCGAGGCGTCGTTAGCTGTTCGGCGCGCCATTGGCGTGCCGAACAGCAGACGCTTCAGTCCCAAGAAGCGGACCCCGGCGAGGGTTCGCCACGCTCGCGCCCGGAAGATGAGGGCGCGACAAGCCGGGCTCAAGGCCCGCCGCACCAGCCTGCCGCCCTCTCGCAGGACGCAGGCCCTCCGTGCCACCGTCACGCGCCTTGCCCGCTGCATGGCGCTGTTCTCCCGGCGTCTCACCCTCTCCGGAGCATCGGCATCCTGCCGATGCCGCTGGGGATCTTCCGCAGCCTGACCTGACGTCAGGCTGCCGCCTGCCCCTGCTCTTCGGCTGATCCGAACCGGCAGGGGCTTCTTCATGCCCCGACGCGGCCAGCGGGCCCGCCGGGGCTTCTCCATGCCCTGACGCGGCCGATCCGCCGGCCGTGGGCTTCGCCATGCCCTCTTGCGCCTCGCCGCGCGGCGATATCGCACGTCCATCTCGTTGTTCTGTACATGTCAAGGAACCACCATGTCTTCCCCCTGCATCACCCCCGCCCTGATCGCCCAGGCTCAGACCCCCAAGCCCCTGCCCGCCCTCACCGGCATGGGCAAGCTCGACCGGGGCCGCGTCGCCACCGAGGAGATCCTGAACGGGCTGGAAGGCATCGCACTGTCCGTCTCCCGCAAGCGCGCCCAGCAGATGGAGGGCGACAGCCACCAGGCCGCCCAGGACATCGCCCAGGAGATGCGCCTCAGCTTCTGGCGCGCCCTCAACGACTGGGACGTGGACGGCCCCAACACGGCCGAGTTCACGAGCTACGCGTTCCAGCGGGCCAAGCTCGACGGCCGCTCGGCCGCCGCCCGCGAGATCGCCCCCGCCGCGCCGCGCTCGGCCGCCGGAGCCTTCATGGGTGCTCTCTCCCGCTCCGGCGGAGACTTCGAGGCCGCGAAGGAGGAACTGATCAACCACCCCGACGCCAAGCGCAGGTTCACGCCCGAACGGGCCGACCACGTCGCCGCCGCCTTCGTACGCCCCGCGCCGATCGCCACCGTGGCGGACAGCGCACTTGAAGCCTCCTCCGCGCAGGACCCGGACAACCTGGTGGAGTACACCGCACTCGGCACTGCACCCCGACCCCAGCGCTCCCACATGGCCGTCATCGGCGGCCGGCCGGTCATTGCGTGGGAGACGACAGCCGGGTGGTGCACCGACCTTCAGCCCTCCCTTGCCCACAACCCGATCGCCATCAGCCGCGACGCCGTGCGCTGCAAGGGCGTGAAGGTCACCGGCACCAAGCGCGGCAAGCACGCCACCGGAGCGATCATCGACCGCGACGCCGAGGCCGAGACCAGCGCCCGGTTCGCCGCCGCCGCCCAGGTCAAGGCCGCTGAACTGCTGGAACGCATGTCCCCGACCGAACAGGCCATCGCCCGGTGCGCGTTCGGCTTCGACGGCGAGCCCCCGATGCTCACCGAGGACGGGCGGCTCGACGCCACCGCGATAGCCGAAGTCCTGGGAAAGACCCCCGGCACCGTCAAGGCCACCTGGTCCAGGGCCCTGAAGAAGATGCGGGCCGCCGCGTGAACGCCGCCGCTGTTAACCGTGCTGCCTCAACCCCGGCGAACCCCCACGGAGAGGCCCCGGAGCGATGAAATCCCCAGTCGGAACCTACGAACTGCGCGGCGGCGCGACCCTGCGCGTCTTCGCCGACCACGACGACAACGACGGCTACGGCCTGGAGATCACCCGCGACGGCCGCACCGTCCGCTACGACGCTGGGCACTCCGCCCGCGAAGTCCAGGCATTCCTGGGCCTGTTCACCTGACGAGGAGAGAACCCCGTGATCGAGACCACCGAGCACAAGGCCACCCTGACGGTCCGCCACGGCTCCGTTGTCGGCGTCCGCACCGACCGCATGGGCGCGGTGCTGGCCCTGACCGCAGGCTCCGAGACCGGCCCGCCGGCCAAGCTGACCGCCTCCCAGTGCCGCGAACTGGCCTCCTACCTCAACCGGCAAGCCACCGAGCTGGAACGCGCGGAGAAGGTAGAACGCGTCTCCGCCCCCAAGCGCAGCGAACCGCGCGGCCTGTACGCACCGTTCGAGCGCCGACCCCTGGCCGGCATCGACTCGCACTGGGAGAAGCGGTGACCCGCACCGAGGCCCTGGCCCTCGCCCAGCAGACCGTCACCCAGATGTCCACCAACGCCCGGGGCTACCAGGACCAGCCCTTCGACGCCCGGGTGAGCGCCGTCCTGCGCATCGCCGAATTCCTGACCGCGACCACCGGAGAGAACACCGATGACGACCGCACCTGA